GCGCGCTCGAGGCTGGCCGGACGCCTGACGCCGAGCTCGCGGCCGTCTGCCGGCTGACCGGACTCTCGCTCGCGGACGCGGCCGACGAGGGGGCCCGCCTCCGCGCCACGCGCGCGCCCAGGAGGTCGCGCTCCGGGAGCGCGAGGAGGTGATCCGGTGCGGTGGCCGTTCAAGCGCCGGGCTCCCACGGTGGAGCTCGCGCTCCCGGAGCGCGATGAGCTCCAGACCGACCTCGAGACGGCCCGCCTACTGGCGGTTTCCCGGGAGGCGATCCAGTCGAGCGACGAGCGCCTCGAGCGCCTCCGGCCGCTCCTCGACACTGCCCGCCTCGAGCTCCGTGGCGCGCGCTCCACCGGTCTGACGCCAGCGCGGCGGGGCCAGGTGCTTCTCGACCTCGACGCCTGGGCGCAGCGGGTGGACGGCTTCGCGGCACGAGCGGCCGAGGGGTCTCGCGCTCCAGGAGCGCGATCCCTGCGGCGGTTGGCCCTGGCCTATCTGCGGGGGCTCCATGACCTCGACGAGCGGCAGGCGGGCCTCGTGCTCGACGCCTACCTGGCCGAAGGGGAGGGCCGGTAGTGCTGCCGGCACGCGATGGCTTCCTCGGCTGGACGCTCCTGGCCCTCGACGAGGCCGCCAAGGGCGGGCTGAGCGATGCGGAGCTCGCCGAGCTCTCGACCACCCACCGCGCGGCGCTGGCGATGTGGCACCGCGAAGGGGTTCTGCCTCACGCGGCGGCCCTGGCGCTCGTGATCCTCGCCTGCGGCGGATTGCCCCAGGCGGCGATCCTGGAGGCCGTCTTCCTAACCGGCGCCGGCTATGTGATGGGCCGCGCCGCCTACCCGTGCTCCTGGAGCATGGCCGAGGCCCTCGCCACTTCCTGAGCGCGAGGGGCTTCCCTCCCGCCGTCTGCCGGGTGTAGGATGATCGCGCTCCCGGAGCGCGAGGCCCGGCGATGGCGATGGACCCCTGCCCCATGGAAGACTGCGAGCCCTGCGCCCGCGCCTCGGGTGGCGTGTGTCTCGTGCACCTCGCGGAGATCAGGCAGGAGTGCGCCATCGCGCTCCAGGAGCGCGATGTGCTCGAGGCCCTGGAGCGCGAGGTGCTCGCCTGGGCCGACGAACGGCGCCAGGAGCTCGAGGGTGAGCGGTGGTGCGCGGCCTGCGGGCTCCGTTTTGGGCGTCACCTGCGAGACTGCCCGCGCCCTGGCACCGGGCTTATGGTCTACACGATCGACGACGTGCTCGCGGCGAACGCCAGGCTTCTGGCGGCGCGCGAGGCGAGCAGCGCGTGATCGGACAAGCCGGGGAGAGGGGAAGGCCGGGGGGAGGCGGGCACCGCGCTCCTGGAGCGCGGCCCAGCTCGCCGCCCTCCGCGCCTACCCTCGAGCCGAGCCTAGCCTGGCCGCCCTACGTGCGCCTGGGCCGCGCGGCCGGGGACCTCGCGCTCCAGGAGCGCGACGCTTGGCCCCCGACTGGCACCTGGCACGTGGTCGCCCACCTCGACGAAGCCGAGGGCGCTGCGCGGCTCGAGGAGGCGCCCGCTCGGGCGCTGCCCGGGGAGGAGTGGCGGGACCGGCTGCTCGCGGAGCTCGCCGTGGCTCGCGTCTGCGGGGCCCGCCCGCCGGCCGCCGGCGCCGCCGTGGTGCACGCCGCGAGCTCCTGCCGCATCGGGATCAAGACGGCGGCGGCGCCCGTGGCCGACCTCGTGCTGCCGGCCGTTGCGCCGCTCGAGGTGGACTTCCTCCTGCTGGCCCGGGTGGCGCTCTCGCAGCCGGAATCGCGCTCCAAGAGCGCGACCGCGCCCGATCGGGTCCTCTGCGTCGTGACGCTGGTCGGGTGGACGACGCCGCGCGTCTTCCGAGAGCGGTCGATGGTGAGGCAGACGGAAGGGGGCCAGGTCCGCACCTTCCGGCGCCAGCACCTCTGGCCGGTCGGTTCGTTCCTCGAGCGCCTGCGGTCCGAAGGGGTGGCGCTGCCGCGCTACTCCTCCTGCCTTTCTTGCCGCGTGCTCCTCTGGCCGGCGCACCTGCTCCTCTGCGGCGCCGCCGGGTGCGCTGCGATCCACGAGGCGCGCGTCGAGGCAGCCCGCCGTGGCTAACTGCAAGGGCTGCGGGGCGCTCATCGTCTGGGCCGAGCTCGCCAACGGGAAGCGTGTGCCGCTCGACCCACGCCCGGCCGTCTACGACGTGACGCTGGCGGGCGTCGCCCACGAGGCGCTCACGGCGGAGCGCGCGGACCGCCGGCGCTACATGGTGTCGCACTTCGCCACCTGCCCGGAGGCGAACCGGTTTTCAGGAGCCAGCAAGGGCCGCAAGGCCGAGGAGGGAAGGTGATGGAGGAAGCCAGGGTGGAGTCGCTACCGTGCGCGCTGAGCCCGGAAGAGGTACGCCAGCGTGGCGAGGCGGTCGCGCGGCTGCTCAAGGAACGCGACGACCTCGACTTCGAGACGAAGCAATACGCCAAGCAACGCCGCGAGGAGCTCGGCGAGCTCGAGCTCGCGATTGCGCGCCTGGCAATCCAGATCCGGGAGCGCCAGGAGTACCGGCCGGTCGAGGTGGCGTGCCTCCGCAACCCGAGCGACGCCACGGTGGTGTGGGTCCGCAAGGACACCGGAGAGGTGGTGCGCCAGCGGCCCATGACCGAGGAGGAGAAGCAGGAGCGCCTTCCCTTCCCGGATGCCCTCGCCCGAGAGGCACTCGACGAGGACACGGAGCACTGAGCGCGCGGGGCGTTGCCAGCCTAGAGGGCCCGCCTTCAATGAAAAGTCAGTAACCACATTACCGACAAAGGCCGAGCCGCTCGCGCTCGTTATGAAGCGAGCGCCAAGGGACGCTCCAGGCGCGCTCGGTATGAAACGAGTGCCAGGCGCAGTGCCTCACGTGCTCGTTACCGAGTGAGTGCCGTTGGCCGCGCCGCAATCACTCGAAAAAACACGAGTGCCAATGGTCGCGCCGCGAGAGTTCGGTATGCCGTTAGCGCCAAGGGCCGCGCAGCCATCACTCGCAAAAGTCAGAAACGCCGCGCCAGAAAGCTCAACGCCATAACCGAGCCCGATGCCGTTCCGCCGTTCCTTGGCCGTTGTTACCTTTGCGGCAAAATGATTGAGCGCCCAGGAGCGCACCTCGACCACCTCGTCCCACTCTCCAGAGGCGGCTCGCACATTCGAGACAACCTCGGTTGGGCCTGCGTGCGGTGCAATCTCCAAAAAGGAACCCGTTCGGTGGAGGAGTTTATAGCCGTGCTCGCCAGCCTGGTTGCCATCTTGGATTGAGTGGGTCTATGGTCTGGCCGTGGGTGACCAATCGGCCACGCCTGGCAGCCGCGACCGCGCCGCCCGGATCAAGCCGCCCAAGGGCTCGAAGGGCGGGAAGCCTCGGGTCGAGCTCTCGGCGGACGAGATCGAGAAGTTCATCGCGATCGGCCACACGTTCGCTGATGCAGCCGAATACTTCGAGGTCGCTCCCAAGACCCTCTACAACGAGCGGAAGCGCCGGCCCGAGCTCGACGCGGCCGCCAAGCGCGGCCTGATTCGCAGGAAGGAGCGGATCTGGGCGTGCCTTTGGAGTCAGGCGCGGGCCGGCAACGTCACCGCGGCGATCTACCTCGACAAGAAATGGGGCGGCGGGCTTCCCCCCGAGCGCCTCGAGCACACGGGCGCAGACGGCGGGCCGCTCCAGATCCAGCTCGGCCGGGCCAAGGTCGAGGAGCGCCTGCGCAAGCTGCAAGAGCTCGCGCGGCGCAAGGCGGATCGCGTTCCAGGAACGCGAGGGGCGAAGTAGACCGCCGTGCCGAACGTCTACAACCGCGGCAAGGCGAGGATCGGAGGGGCGCTGGACCTCGCCACGGGCGCGCTCCGGCTCCTGCTCCTGCGCACGACCTACACGTTCGACCCTGACCAGGACTTCGTGTCGGCGCTCGTGGCGCACGAGCTCACGGTCGGCGGCTACGCACGCCAGAATCTCACGGGCCTGACGCTGGTCGAGGACGACGCCCTCAACCGCGCCGAGCTCCGCGCGAACGAAGTCGCGTTCCCTAGCCTGACCGCAGGGCAGACGATCGGCGGAGCCGTGCTCTTCGAGAACACGGGCTCGGACGCCACCTCGAGCCTGCTCGCCTTCTACCCGGCCAACCCACTCGCGACCGCTGGCCTACCTGTAACGGTGCGCTTCTCTGCGGCCTCGCCGGGCGCGGTCCTTCAACTCAACGACTAGGAGTGGCCGATGCCGAAGCCGGCGACCGTGGTCAACGCCATCGTGGCCTACTGGCAAGCGAACCCTGACGGAGGCACTCAAGCCGGCGTCCTCGCCGCGATGCAGGCGACCGGGATCTCGAGCGCCAACGCCACGGCGCTGGGTTCCGCCCTCCTCCAGGAGCTCTTCGGCCACGCCGTCCTCAACGGGTCCGCCTACGCCGACCTGAAAACGCGAATCGGCGTGGTTGGGGTGCTCCGCCTGAGCCGGGCCCTGCGCGCGGCAGCGGCCCTCGGCCCCACGTTCTTTGACCTCCTCCGCAAGGCCGACCTCCTTGGCGCGGTGTCTTTGCTCACCACACAGATCGCCGCCTTCGACCAGCGGCTCTCCGATCTCGCCGCCGGCGTCGCGTCTGCATCCGCCCTGCCCGCGGGCGCCGCGCGCGCCGAGCTCCTCGCCTCTGCGGATGCGATACGCCTCGAGCTCGAGGCCGCCCGCGCGGCGGCGGTCGCCGAAGCCGCTCGGCTCACGGCTGAGGCGGCATGACGGTCGTCCTCACCCAGGACGAAGGCTCCCGCACTGCCGGCGGCGGCACGATCGCCTCGATCACCGCCGGCGTCCTCGTCAATACCGCCGATCTGACGACGGCCGCGATCGGCGACATCGTGGAGATTTTCGGCAGCTCCACGCTGGCGAACAACAGCTTCTTCTCGATTGCGGTGATTGCGGTGAGCGGCGGGCCTGACTCCTACACGCTCACGCCGACGCCCACGAACCAGGGCGCCTCGGGCTCGGCCCGCCGACTCAACCGGACCAACATCCTCCAGGCGGCGGTGGCGGTGACCAGCTTCGCGACCCTGGGCGCCGGCGCCGGCGCGGTCAACTTCCTCCGTTCGGATGCGGCTGCCTTCGTGACGAGCGGTGTGCGCCGGGGAGATCGGGTCATCGTCGCCGGTGGCGGCGTGAACCAGGGCGCCTCCTACGTGCTCGAGGTGCTGAGCGAGGATGTGCTGGCGCTGGTGACGGTGGGCGGAGTCGCCTGGTCCACGGCGGCCGTAACCACCGAAACCGTGGCCGTCCGCTCTGGCCAGCACCGGCTCACGCCGACGGACGAGGCGACCCACTCGTGGGCGGCGGCCCTGGCGGCGGCGGTGACGAACGCCGCGCCCGCCGCCGCGATCATCGAACGGACCAGCATCATCGCGCTCACGACACCAAACCGGCGCGACCTCGTGCGCGTGCACGGCATCAGCCGCGTGATTGTCGCGCAGACGAGCGCGCTCAACTCGACCGTGTGGGATTCGCTCGACGAGGTGGTCGAAGCGGCGAAACCGTTTGCGACCGGGACCGGCGTCTTCAACTACGAGATCCAATCCCCCGACCCGACGGCCGGCTTGACGTTGAACCTCGGCGACGACGTGGGCAGCACCGACCCTCGCGCCTGCGACCGCGGCTCCTACTGGATCGGCTTCTTCTTCCCGAGTGCGGACGGAGATGCGGGCCGCACGGCGGTCAACCTCTACGGGTCCGTGTTCGACCTCGGGAGTCGCATCGCCTTCTTCGGTCTGGGCGCACAGATCCGGGGGGCGATCGTGCGTCCGCGCCACGACTGGAGAGAGGGCGTGGAGATCGCGAACCTCATCGTCTACGGCGCCGCGCCGCTCGTGCCCTTCGGCGGGCCGGCGCTTGCGCAGAACATCGTGGTCGGGCGCTCGACCCAAACCGGCTCCATCATCGCGAACAGCACCATCATTGGGCTATCTCTAAGCGACCAGGCGTTCTCGCCGTTCGTCACGCTTTTCGGCGGCAACGTCGATTACCTCGACCCGGTGGAAGACTACGACATCACCGACCTCGCGGATACGACCAGCAACTCGGCGCGGAAGCTCTACACGTTCAACCAATCTTTCACCTCCAAGGAGCTCGGCGGACCCATCGTCGCTCTCACCGTCGAAATCTACGAGGTGGACTCAGGCGGCGGGCAGACGCTCGTCTTTGCGGGCACGACCGACGCGAACGGTCAAATCAACGCAGGCGCCGGCGTCGCGCTCGTCCGGCAGACGAGCACGAGCAACGTGGTTTCGGAGTTCACCCACCGCCTCGTGCTGCAAGGCGGAGGCTTCCGCATACATGACGAAGAGATCGAGATGACCTCGCCCCGCCTGGGCAGTTACCCCGTCGCGCACGCGAGCCCGCACTACGAAGGGGACCTGGACGAATGAGGTACTCGACCCACGCTTTCCAGGAGAACACCCACCTGCTCGGAGAGTTCCGAGCGGGCGCGGTGCTGGGCGAGATCAGCATCAAACTCATTCGGTTGTCCGACGGTGCACAGTTCACGCAAGGCGGCGGGCAGCTCACGAACGACGACTGCACGGAGGTCACGGGCTCCAGCTTCGCCGGCTTCTCGACCTACAAGTGGCCGATCAACAACATCGCGACGGGCTCGCGCCCGGCGCCCGGCACGTTCACCGACTATTCGTACATCATGGTGGACTCCGTGACCGGCCGCACCCACAAGGACAAGCTGCTCGTCGGTGGCTACCCCGACCAGATCGCGATCCAGCGGTTCCTCGGCGCCGTCTTTATCGACACGGTGAGCGGGACGCCTGGGACCACGTTCCCGACTGGCACGCCCGAGCAGCCTGTCTCGAACCTGGCCGACGCTCTGACCATCAGGTCCACCTTCAACCTCCCGCGCAAGCTCAACCTGCACGGCACGCTCTCCGGCGTTACGTCGGACCTTTCGCGCTTCGCGATCGAGGGCGACAACCCGGAAAGCGACCGAATCACCTTCGCCGCCGGCGCGAACCTGAGCGACGCCAGCTTCCTGCGGATCAACCTGCGCGGCGTTCTGAGCGGGGCCATCGTCGCAACGGAGTGCATCGTCGGCGGCAGCGCGCTCACCGTCACGGGTGTGCGCGGCGTGCTCTTGACCTGTCTCCTGCGCGGCACGATCGTCCCGGCGGCTGGGCAGTCGCTGCTCATGCTCCAGGTGGCGAGCGACGAGCTCTTCGGCACCGTGATCGACTACTCGGGCACCGGTGCTCTCACGAGCGTGGCTGCGGCCGCCACCTTCGGGGAGTGGCTCATTCGCAACATGACCGTGGCGAACCAGCAGCTCGGGTGGTCGCTCGGCTCGGGGACGCTCCGGCTCGAGGTGAGCAACACCAACGGGCTCGTTTCGCTCACCGGGATTGGCGAAGTGGACGATCAGAGCCCGGGCACCTTCACCAGCTTCTCCGATGCGGTGCTCAAGCCTTCGAGTGTCGAGGACGGGCGTGACGGGTCGGTCGGCCGGCGGCGCGTGAACAAGACGGTCCCCGCGCAGTGGACGCTTGAAGTCTTCGACGCGGACGACGAGACCGCACTTGCGAGAACGTACAACATGCGAAAGGGCGGTTCGCCCGTGAGCGACTCGAACCCGGTGACAACCGCCGTGGACGAGTTCGACCCGGTGTAGCATGGCCCCGCTAGGCGGCGAGTACCTGATGTTCGGCTCGGGCGGCGGCGTGGCCGAGCTGCTCTCCGTCTCGCCGGCTAGCCTGGTGCTGGCGGCGCCGGTCGCCACGTTGAGCGACGGAACCCAGGTGCCCGGGTGCCTCGAGTTCACCGTGACCACCCGGCGCGCCCTCGACTGGAGCACCGTGGCCTACCGCGCTCTGGACTGGCAGCGGTGACGACCTTCCGCGCCGTCGAGTGGGCCACCGCTACGTTCCGCGCGCTAGAGTGGAAGTTCGCCAACTGTGGGCAGGAGGTCCCGATGGAAACCGTGACCGTGTTCTTCGGGAGTGACACGCCCTTCGAGGTGCAGACCCTCACGGACAAGCTCACCGGCCTGGTGGTGTCCGCCGCCGTGGTCACCGCCAACTTCACGGACAAGCTCACGGGCGCACCCATCCCGGGGATCACGAACCCGGTGACGCTCGCGCCCGTCTCCGGCCAGCCGGGAAACTACCGCTTCCTGATCCCGGACACGGCGACCCTGACGCCGGGCCAGCGGGTGCTGATCGAGACTCTGGTCGATGCCGGCGGGGGGCTCAAGGGGCGACGCGAGGTGCTCGGCGTGGTGGAGGAGTAGGTGGGCACTCTGGCGCGCAAGCTGGGCAAGCTGCGGGCCGAGGAGAACCCGCACCTCCTCGACGGGCTCGACCCGGACGGCTACGGCGCGCTGGTGCTCGAGCTCTTCGATTGGGAGGGGACGTGGGCCCGGCCCGATCAATGCGAACCCAAGGGTTCGTGGCGCAAGTGGTTCATCAAGGGCGGCCGTGGATCGGGCAAGACGCGGACCGGGGCGGAGCTCGTGAGGAAGAAGGTGGAGACGAGCCAGGCGCTCCGGGTGGCGCTCGTCGGGCGCACGTCGGCGGACGTTCGCGACACCATGATCGAAGGGGAGAGCGGGCTCCTCGCCGTGGCGAGCCCTGGGAACCAGCCGCACTACAACCCGAGCCTCCGGCGGGTCGAGTGGAAAGGCACGATGGCCGTGGCCGGCCGCTACTACCAGGGCCGCAGCTACGAACGGGGGCCCATGGCCGTGGCGTTCTCTTCGGCCGAGCCGGACCTCCTGCGGGGCCCCCAGCATGACTTCGCCTGGGCGGACGAGATCGCGGCGTGGTCCTACGCGACCGAGACGTGGGACAACCTCATGCTGGGCCTGCGGATCGGGCAGAATCCGCAGGTGGTGGTGACCTCGACGCCGCGACCCATCAAGATCGTGCGCGACCTCGTGGCGGACCCTCAGACGATCGTGACGAACCCGAGCACGTTCGCGAACATGGAAAACCTGGCGCCGGCGTTCGCGGCCGAGATCCTCCTCAAGTATCAGGGCACGGAGAAGGGCCGCCAGGAGCTCTACGGCGAGCTGCTCGAGGAGGCCGAGGGGGCGCTGTGGCGGCGCGCCTGGCTCGAGCGCGACCGGGTGGGCATCACGGAGGTCCCGACCCTGGCCGAGCTCGTGGTGGCGATCGACCCAGCCGTGAGCGCCGGGGACGAATCGAACGAGACGGGCATCGTCGCCGTGGGCGGCGCCTACGTGGCCGACGCCACTTCCCAGGGCCGGCCCGCCATCCACGTCTACACGCTCCGGGACGTGTCCGGCCGGTACTCGCCGGACGGCTGGGCCCGGCGGGCGGTGGAGCTCTACGACGAGCTCAAGGCCGACGCCATCGTGGCCGAGCGGAACCAGGGCGGCGACATGGTGGAGCACACCATTCGGACCGTTCCCCACCCCGGTCGCCCCGTGCCGGTCTACCTCGTGAGCGCCAGCCGGGGCAAGCGCACCCGGGCGGAGCCAGTCGCCGCCCTCTCCGAGCAGGGCCGCTACCACCACGTCCGCACGCGCTGGGCGGACGAATACGATGAGGACGGGGCGCTGCTCTACGACGCGCCTGGCGTGCCTCGCCGGCGCGAGGTCCCGAACCCGATGCCGGAGCTCGAGGACCAGCTCTGCAATTGGGAGCCAGGGCTGGCGGAATCACCCGATCGCATGGACGCTACAGTCTGGGGCGCGACCAAGGTAGCCGAGCGCGGCACGCGGGAAGAGTTTCGGCTCGCCCGCCCGCTGGGCGAAAGCGACCGCGCCTCCAACTGGAGGACCCGATAGGTGGCGTCGAGGAAGACCGCGAAGGCCACGCTCCCGGAGCGTGCTCAGGACCGCCCGGCGCGCCGGCTTTCGAGCGACGAGCTCGGGAGCACCGGGCTGCGGATCTACGCCGGCCGGATCGACGAGGAGTTCCGGCGGGAGCTCCGCGGGAAGCGGGCGTTCCAAGTCTTCCGCGAGATGCGCGACAACGACCCGGTGGTCGGCGCCGTGCTCTTCGCCATCGAGATGTTCATGCGCCAGGTGTCGTGGCGCGTCGAGCCCGCGAGTCAGAAAACCGAGGATCAGGAGGTGGCCGAGTTTGTCGAGGGCGCCTTCGGCGACATGACCGAATCGTGGCCGGACACGCTTTCCGCGATCCTTTCCTTCCTGCCCTTCGGTTTCTCACTTCACGAGGAGGTCTACAAGCTACGCAACGGACCGAGCCGCGATCCCGAGGCCGACTCCATGTTCGACGACGGCCGGATCGGCTGGCGCAAGCTGCCGATCCGTGCCCAGGAAACGATCGACCGCTGGGATCTCGGCGAACACGGCGAGCTCCGCGCGGCGGAGCAATTCGCGGCGCCGAGCTACCGGCGCGTGACCATTCCCTTCGACCGGTTCCTGCTCTTCCGCACCACGACGGAGAAGGCCAACCCCCAAGGCCGCTCCATGCTGCGCAACGCCTGGCGGCCGTGGGTGTTCAAGCACCGAATCGAGGAGATCGAGGGCATCGGCATCGAACGCGACCTGGCCGGCTTGCCGGTTGCGCACGTGCCGGTCGAGCTCCTCATGGCCGACGCTTCGCCCGCCGACCGGGCCCTGGCCGACGACCTCGCGAAGCTGGTGCGGAACATCCGACGCGACGAGAAGGAGGGCATCCTCTTTCCGCGCCTGGTCACCAAGGAAGGGCACGAGCTCTACAAGCTCGAGCTGCTGACCACGGGCGGCCGCCGCCAATTCGATACCACCACGATCATCAACCGCTACGACGCCCGGATCGCGATGACCGCGCTCGCGGACTTCATCGTGCTGGGCCATGAGAAGGTCGGTAGCTTCGCGCTCGCGAGCTCGAAGACCAACCTGTTCGCGCTGGCGCTGGGCGCCTGGCTCGACTCCGTGACCGACGCCTTCAACCGCTACGGCATCCCGCGTCTCCTCGAGCTCAACACGTTCACCGGCTCGAGGCCGAAGCTCGTCCACGGCGATGTGGAAACGATCGACCTCCAGGAGCTCGGGGCGTTCATCACGGCTCTGGCCGGCGCCGGGGCCCCGCTCTTCCCGAACAAGGAGCTCGAGCGGTGGCTCCTCGACCAAGCGGGCGCGCCGACGATCGAGGCGGAGGCATCGGAGCTCGAGGTGCCGGAGCTCGAGCAGGACCCGGACCCGGAGCTGCCGCCGAAGCCCCCGGAGGCGCCGGAGGAGATGTGAGCCGCCGGCGCGGGCCGATCTTCAAAGCGACGCGCCGCGAGGAGCGCGAGGCGAACCGACGGGCCCGGCAGCGCCTCGGCCGCGCCGTCGCCGGAGACTTCGAGGCCGCGGCGGACGCCTTCGTGGCGTTCTCCACGGCGCGCCTCGGGGGCGGCCCCCGCGAGATCCGCCCCTTCACCTTCGAGTTTCCCATGGCGCAGTTTCGGGGGCGCCTGGCCGTGAGCCTACGTCAACGCCTGCGGGAAGCGGTGGAGACAGGCGGGCGTCTGGGCATGAGGTTCCGGCCTCCCGCCTTCCCGAGGCTGCCGCCCGCGCTCGTGCCGGAGCTCGCGGCCGGCTTCATTGAAACCCAGGCGACGCGCGCCGTCACCGCCATCACGGCCCAGACGCGCACGGGCATCCGGCGCGCCTTGCTCGACGCGCTCACGGACCAAGTCTCCCCCACGGAGACTTTCCAGCGCATCGGCCGGACGGCCGGGCTCACCTCGCGGCAGACCACGGCCGTCGGAAACTTCCGGCGAGAGCTCGAGCGCCGGCTGGTGCCAGTGGAGCGGGCAAGGACGCCCCAGATCCGGGAGCTCATCGAACGACGGGTCGGGGCCTATCGCGACCGCTTGATGCGCTACCGGGGCCAGGTGATCGGCGAGACGGAGATGCAGGCGGCAATCCAGGCGGGCGAGCGCGGCTACTACGAAGCCGCCGCCTCCGAAGGCGACGTCGACCTCGAAGCGGTCGAGAAGACGTGGTTCACGGTTCAAGACGAGCGCGTCTGCCCCATCTGCGAGCCGCTCCACGAGGAAACGGTGCCATTCGGGGAGCTTTTCGACTCATCCGAAGGTGCACTCGAGGGCCCCCCCGCACATCCGAGTTGCAGGTGTTTCCTGCGGTTCACCGGCGAGGCGCCTCAGGTGGTCGCCGAGCTCGAGGCCGAGGAGTCAGGGTGAGCGAAGAAGGCCCGCGCCGAGCCTACGGTTCCGGCTCTATCTACCGCCGGCGGGAGGGCCTTTGGGCTGCCGAGATCACCCTCCGGCGCGGCCTCGAGCGGGTGCGGCGCCGCTGGTACGGACGGACGCCCGAGGAGGCCGAGGCGAAGCTCAACCGCTACCTCGATTCCATGCCGAAGGGGATGCGCCGGCTCAACCAGAAGGCGATGCGCCGGCCAGTGAATGGCACTCCCATTCCGGCTCCCGTGCCTACGATGCCGCAACCGAAAACCGTGGTGGCTTCGGCACTTGTGACTCCTCCGCTTGTGGCTTCTTCCGCTTGTATCGTGCCCACGCCCGCGCTCCGGTGGCAGGACGCGGAGTGGCTCGAGAAGCTCGCCGCCACGGTCGAGGCCGGCGTGAACACGGAGGGCCAGGTGGTGATGGAGAGCGAGCTGGCGATCAGGATCGTGGTGGAGCTCCGCGAGGTCATCCGACGCAACCGCCCCGCTGGGGTAAGCTGGCTGCGCGCCCGCTAGCTGCCCTGGGCGCCTAGGATCGTCCCGTGCCTGTGATGCGCTGCCGAAGCGAAGGCCGCGCCGGCTACAAGTGGGGCGCGAGCGGGGTGTGCTTCACCGGTGCGGATGCGCGCGGGCGCGCGGTGGCGGTGGGGCGCGCGGTCTACGCGCGGAGGAACGCCTCGAAGATGCAGGACACGGCCGAGTTCCGGTTTGCCGTCTCGAAGGTGGAACGCGCCGAGGGCAACGTCTACGGCTGGGCCTACCAGTGCGAGCGCGATGGCGCGCAGGTGATCGACCACTCTGGCGAGTACATCCCGGCCGAGGAGCTGCGCAAGGCGGTCATCGACTTCAACCTCGAGAGCCGGGCCGGAGGCGAGATGCACGACCCGGCCTCGCGCGGCCGGGGCCAGTGTATCGAGACGGTCTTCTTCGACCGCGAGAAGTGGGAAGCCGTCGGCGTGGCGAAGGCCGAGGCGGAGCGGCTTCCAGTCGGGTGGTGGGTGGGCTTCCACTTCGACCCGGAGGACGCCATCTTCCAGCGCGCCGTCGCGGGCGAGCGCCCGATGTTCTCCATCGGCGGCAGCGCCGAGAAGGTAGAGGTGGGCTGATGGCCGAGATCAAGAAGCCGCGCAAGATGCTCCGCGCGCTCAAGATCGGCGAGGTGTCCGTCGTGGACTCGGGCGACAACCCTGGCGCCCGCGTGGTCCTCTACAAGCGCGGACCTGGCGATGTGCCCCACGCGCCCGTCGAAAAGCGGTGGCTGGACGCCGTGTTGCATCGCCTCGGACTCCGCAAGGACGAGCACGGCGAAGAAGAGCCGAGGAGTTTCGAGGAGGTCCGCGAGGACTGGAGTGCGATGCACGCCATGGGCGTGCTCAGCGAGCGGCTCGAGGCGCTCCGAACGGCCCTCGCCGAGATCGTGCACTCCGAGGGCGAGGACAAGGAGGCGCTCCTACGCGAGAGCCTCGACCAATTTTCGGACGAGATGGGGGAGCAGGTGGGGGAGATCCTTGCCGGGCGCATCGCCAAGGCTCTAGGATCGAGGCCGGACCCGTCCCGCGCAGGAGGAGACGCCATGGCGTTCGATGTGACCAAGCTGCCGGAGGCCCTCCGTGGGCTCTTCGCCAAGGTCAAGGTCGAGGCGCTGCCCGCGGAAGCCCAGGCCGCCCTCGACGCGATGGGCGTCGCCTACCAGACGGCGGCGGGCGCCCAGGCCACCGCCGAGGCGGCCGCCCTCGCGGCGAAGGCGGAGCTCGAGAAGCGGAACAAGCCGCCCGATCCCGACGACGCCGACCCGGTGCTCAAGGCGCTGTCCCCCGAAGCCCGCACCGCCGTCAAGGCGGAGCGCGAGCGGGTGAAGGCGGAGCAGGAGCGGATCGAGAAGGAGCGCGCGGGCGACCGCAAGCGGATCGAGAAGCTCGAGGCCGACGCCACGCGCGAGCGCCTCGCGAAGCGGGCCGCGCCCTACGTGCTCTTCGGCAAGAAGCCGGAGGAGCTCGTGGCGATGTTCGGGAAGGCGGAGGCCGCCGGGCTCCTCGACGAGCTCGAGGCGACCCTCAAGGTGGCCCACGCCCAGGCGGAGAAGGCCAAGGTGCTCGAGGAGCTCGGGTCCGGCGCGGCGATCTTCACCGGCTCGGCGGTCGAGGAGATCCGCGTGGCGGCGACCAAGATCCGCGCGGCCGAGCCGAAGCTCACCGAAGCGCAGGCTTTCACGAAGGCCATGCGGGAGCACCCGGAGCTCGCCAAGCGACACCGCGCGGAGCAGCTCGCGGCGCAGCACGGCGGCGTCCACTAGATCGCGCGGAGCGCGAGTGTGAGGAGCCCACGATGGCGAAGGAAATCCAGGGCAACACCTACAGCTTCCCGGCTGCCTCCGACCTCTCGACGCACCAGTTCAAGATGGTCGTGGTGAACACCGCCGGCCGGATCGAGCTCTCCGGTGCCGGCGCCGCGGTTGATGGCGTGTTGCTCGACAAGCCCAACGCCGCCGGCAAGCACGGAGACGTGCAGGTTGACGGGATCGCGAAGATCGTCTGCGGCAGCGCCATCGCCGTCGGCGACCTCGTTGCGTCGGATGCGAGCGGCGTCCTCGATACGGCCGCGACCACCGAGTACATCCTCGGCCGCGCGCTCACCGCCACCGCGGCGGCCGGAGAGCTCTGCTCCGTGCTCATCACCCGACCCGGCAGGCTGGCGTAGCCGGAGCAACAAGGGGCCGGCTGATCCGGCCGCCAGGAGGAGGGGGCGATGCCTCAGCCGACGGTTCAAGACGTTCACGTCGACGCCGCCTTGACGACGGTTTCCACGGCGTACATCCAGAGCGCCGACAAGTTCGTCGCGGCTCGCGTGTTCCCCGTGGTGCCGGTCGAGCACAAGAGCGACAAGTACCACCGCTTCGACAAGGACGACTTCCTCCGCGACGAGGCGGAGGAGCGTGCGCCGTCCTCGGAGAGCGCGGGCTCTGGCTTCCGCGTGGCGCAGGACGACTACAGCGCGCGCACCTACGCCTTCCACAAGGACGTGGACGACGAGGTGCGGGCCAACGCCGATCCGGCCGCCGACGTGGACGAGGCCGCGACGCGGTTCGTCACCCAGAAGATGCTGATGAAGCGCGAGACGGTCTGGCGCGATGCCTACTTCGTGACCGGTGCCTGGACCAACCAGACCACGCCTGGCACGCTCTGGCAGCTCGCCGCCTCGACGCCGATCACCGACATCAACACCCAGATCGACGCGATCGAAGCGCGGACGGGCTACCGGCCGAACGTCATCGTGGCCGGTGCGCAGGTGTCACGGGCGCTCAAGAACCACCCCGACATCATCGACCGCTACAAGTTCGTGCAGCCCGGCATCATCACGACCCAGCTCCTCGCTTCGCTCTTCGAGGTGGATGAGTTCGTCGAGATGCGTGCCGTGACGAACACGGCGGTGGAGGGCGCAGCGACCCAGCTCCCGGGCTACATCGGTGGGAAGCACCTGCTGCTCGCCTACCGAGCGCCGAACCCCGGCATCATGGAGCCCACCGCCGGCTACATCTTCGCGTGGTCGGGCCTGCTCGGCGCGGACGCCTACGGCAACCGCGTCTCGCGGTTCCGCGTCCCCGTGAAGCGGTCGGACCGGATCGAAGGCGAAATGAGCTTCGCCGCCAAGAAGGTCGCGGACGACCTGGCGCACTTCTTCCTGAGCGCGGTGGCGTAAGCCGGTGCCGGCCGTGGGCTACTTCGCCGGCCGGCGGCTCGAAACCGCCGGCCAGCACTACGCCTACGGCGCGCGGCTACCCGCCGACACGGCGCGGTGGCCGAACATCGAATGGCTCCTGCGCTCGGGCTCTATCTACTGCCTCGAGCTCGACGCGATCGGCGAACCGCTGGGCCTGCCGGGTCGGCTGCCGCTCTTGAGCGAACGGTTCCTGCGGGCCTCCGTAGAGCTCCACCGCCGCTCATTGGAGCTTCCGGCGGACGAGGCCGCGCCGTCTCCGCCGGCGCTCACGCTCCCAGTGCGCGAGGAGCCCAACCCTCGCAGTCGAGGAGGGCGCGGCCGGCGGGAGGCCAGGGCGGAGGCGGGGTAAGCCTTGCACGTCGTAAAGGCCACTTACTCCAGCGACCCGGCAAGCTCAGAGCTCGACCTCGTGCGCCTCGAGATCGGCGACACCGACATGTCGGCGCCGCACCTCGGCGACCCGGAGATCGAGCACTTCATCGCGCTTGAGCCCAACGCCTACTTCGCCGCCGCCCGGGCGGCGGAAGCCATCGCCGCGAAGTTCGCTGCGTGCGTGGACGAGAGCGGCGGGGGCATCAGCCGGTCGAACGCCCAGGTCTACGAGCACTACATGGCGCTAGCCGGCCAGCTCCGGCTACGGGGCTCGCGCTCGAGCATGAGGATGACCGCCGCCTCGGAGGACGAGAAGCGGGCGGACGCCCAGGACGCGGACCTCGTGCAGCCCTACTTCCGGCGCGGTCAGCACGACAACCCGCGCAGCGGCCTCGACGAGCCTGAGAGCCCGCTCGAGGGCCTGTAGCCGTGGCCCAGGGCTGCCGGGGCATCCCGAAAACGGTGGCGAACGCCACGGCGGTGTCGATCACGCGGCCGACCCGAGGCGGGCCCGGCGGCGACATCACGGGGACGCCGGCGACCATCGGGACCTACACGGCGGGGCTCCACCGCGTCCGCCACCAGCTTTTCAAGCGGCCGGACGGCCGGGAGCAGGAGATCGTCGGGGAGCTCGCCGTGGACGGCTTCGACTCGGACGGGGCGGCGGACGGCATCACGGAGGGCGACCTGGCCAGTTTCACCCTGGTGAGTGGCCGGACGGTGGTGGAGCAGGAGGTGGTATCGGTGCAGGAGTACGCGCCTGGCGGTAGGCTCTCCTGGGTGGTGCTAAGCCTTGGCGGTTAGGGGCCTCCGAACGGTCCGGCGCAACCTGCGGCGCGTGCGGGAGCACGTGGCCGAGGCGATCTCTCAAGGAATGGATGACGTGGCGAACGATCTGCTCGACCGATCCCTGGCGCTGGCCCCCCAGCTCTCCGGGGACCTCGTGAACGACGCGCTCGTGCGGAAGCTCGACACCCGCACCCGCTTCGCCCGGGCCGTTGAGTACGGCCCGCCGGGCTCCGGTTCGACCGCCTACGCCAAGGTCCGCCACGAGGACTTCTACAACCTGGGGCCCATCTCGAGCCTCAAGCCAGGGACCTCGGACGGCGCGGTGGGTAGGAAGTACCTCGAGCTCCCCTTCAACCGCCACGCCCAGCGGTACATCGAAGAGGTGGGCCGGGCCGTGGAGCGCAGCCTGCGCCGGAGTCTCGCCTGATGGCGCTCCCGAACACGCGCATCGACCAAGGCTTCGCCGAGGAGCTCAAGGCGCGCGGCTTCGGCTTCCTCTACTCGGACGCGCCGGGCGTCGGCGCCAAGATTTTCGTCGGCGAGGAGGAGCCGTCCCCGGACCGCGCGATCACGGTGGTGCTCGAGGGCTCGGGCCCGGGCGGCGTCCGGCGGAACATTTCCGAGAGCTACGCCATGACGGTGCGATTCCGGGATACCACTTACGAGCTCGCGAGCACGCTCGCGTTCGACGTGTTCAAGGATCTGGTCCGCAACGACCAAGGCCAGTTCGGCGGCGCCCTCGTGGCGAGGGCGACGCTCAGCTCCAGTCCGGTACCCCTCGGCCGAGATGACGCGCCGCGCGGAGGCCGCTGGCGTTTCACGCTGCCGGTGGCGTTGCTCGTCAAGGCAAACGATACCTAGGAGGCCGCCATGTCCGTCTTTCCTCGACCTCCCGATCCGGTCACCAAGGCCCACCTCTTCATCGGCGAGCCCATCGTCGAGTTCGCGCCGAAGCTGGCGTCGGGCGCCTTCAACCCGTTCCGCTCGCTCGGCATCTTCGACGCCGCCGAGATCCAGAAGACGATCGAGCTCGCGACGCTGCGCAACAGCGCGTCGGGCGTGTCACGCCTCGAGCGCGAGATCGTGCGGCTCTTCGAAGGCCGGCTCCAGCTCACCGTGTTCAACTTCACCGAAGAGAACATGCAGCTCTTCATGGCGGCGAGCGCGATCACTGCGGTGACGGCTGGCACCGTCGGCGTGGTCAACGAGGAGTTCCAGCTCACCTCCGACGACCGCGACTTCATCGGCCTTCGCAACATGCTGATCGCCGAGCCGCTGACCGGGCTCGACGTGCAGACCATCACCCTCGAAGCGGTGGGCATCGGCCAGGGTGGCACCTTCGGCCAGACGCTCGGCGACTTCACGCTGGACTTCCCCATCAAGGTCATCGGAGACGTGCCGACCACCCTCGGGAAGATCCAGTATTTCCACGACGGCGTGAGCATCACCGATCTCGTGCCGGCGAAGACGCTGGTTGGCGGGAACCCGCCGGTTCCGATCGCGAACCAGATCGGGATCAATACGGGCGCCGTCGCCAACTCGGGAAAGATCATCTACTTCGCCGGCGAGGCCCCGGCGGCGGGCGTGGTCATCACCGTGACCTACACGCCCAGCTTCTCGCAGACGGCCGGCGACTTCGTGGCGAACACCGACTACTTCCAGGACCCGATTCCGGGCCGCGTGCGCGTGAAGTTCGGGCTCAAGCTCAAGGCCGGCGAGAAGCTCCTGGCCGATTACAACTACACGGCGATCGACCACGACGAGATCAAGCCGTACACCCAGCTCTCCGGCTTCAACGGCAAGGCCAGGATCTCGCACCTCCCGGACGTGGGCATCAACTTCGTCTGGGACATCCCGGACGTGACGGTTCGGATCACCGACGACGCCTTCGCGTGGAACCGCGACGACTTCGCCACGGGCGCCCTCTCCATGGTGTTCAACGACGCCGGCGGGACCGCGCCCTTCGGCACCATGAGTCTGTACGAGGAGACGCCGTAGCGTCGCGCTCCGATAGCGCGAAGTGGAGAAGGGGAGGGGAAAAGATGGGTAGCGCGCTGGCTCTACTCGCGCAGGGAGAGCTCCACACCGCCGACGCCCTCGACTCGGGGCTCTTGAGCGGTACCGCCATCGCCGCCGCGCCGTTCACCGTCCCGGCAGGAGAACGCTGGGTGCCGCGACTCGTTACGGTGCGGTGGGTGTCGAGCGCCGGCGTCGGAAACCGTCTGGTCACGGCTCGCTTCCGCGACAGCGCGGACGCGGTGTTGGCGGCGATGGTGGCGCCGGCCCAGGCGGCGAGCCTCACCATCCACGACTACTTCACCGCTGGGGTGTTCGCCGACGAGGTTGCGGTCGTGGGCGGCTCCATCATCCTGCGGCTGCCGCAGTTCTTCGTGATGGAAGCGGGCGAGGACCTCGTGGTGCTCGACACGGCTGCGGTCGACGGAGCACTCGATACGGCCCGGGTCCGGCTCAACTACCAGAAGATCTCCGTGGTCTAGTTCGTGACTTCCTGGGGTCGTTTCGCTGCCAACTCGCTGCTCCTCGAGACTGCCGACAGTGGCGTCCTCAGTGGGACGGCCCTCGCGGCGGCGCCTTTCACGGTGCCGGTGGGTCAGCGGTGGCTGCTGCTCTCGCTCATCCTGCGCTATCAGGCGAGCGCCAACGTCGGGAACCGCACGCCCGCCTACCAAGTGCGTGACGCGGCGGACGTGGTGGTGCTGGCGGCGCAGTCTTCGATCGCCCTGACGGCGAGCCAGCACGTCAACATCTTCTTTCAAGAGCTACTCGCACGAGACGCGGCCAATTTTGGCAGCGTGGCGGGGCTGATGACCATCAATCAGATTTTCCACGGACCGCTCCAGCTCGACGCCGGCGAAGACGTGCGCTTCCTCGACGTAGCGAACATCGACGGCGCTGGCGATTCTGCGCGAGGGCTGGTCGTGTTCCAACGGCTCGCCGCCGTCTAGGAGACTCATTTGCCTTCCTGGGGCCGCTACGCCGCCGAACCGCTGCTGGTCGAGATGGAGAAGACCGCGCTCCTCTCGGGCACGGCGATTGCCGCGGCTCCGCTCATGGTGCCCGCGGGTGAGCGGTGGATCGTGCTCTGGCTTTGTCTTCGGTGGATCGCGAGCGCCAACGCGGGGAACCGGCAGCTCGCCTACCAGCTCCGCGACGAATCCAACGTGGTGCTCTTCGCCTTGCAGAACGGCACGAGCGGCGCCGCGTTCAACCAAACCGCGAGCCAGGGCATCAACTGGTTTTATCAGAGCCGGAACGTGAGGGATGTGGTGGTCTCTGGCGGCACCAGCGGTTTTGGCGTGGTGAATCAGTTCTTCCCGGCGCCGTTCGTGCTCGGCGCCGGCCAAGACATCCGCTTCTTCGACAACTCGAACATCGACGGCGCTGGCGACACCGCCAGAGGCTCCGCCGCGATCTTGCGCGTCGGGCTTTAGAGGTCGCGCTCCAAGAGCACGAGCTGCTAGGCTCCTCCTGAGAAGGGGGAGTTCATGCCGAAACGCGCCAACGGCCCGCCCGCCAGCATCATCCTTCCCGAACGCGAGGTGCGCCTGCTCTCGGGCGCCTACGTCACCGTACGCCCCTGGCCGATCCGCAAGGGCCGGCTGCTCGTGGATCGGGTGATCGCTCTCGTCGAGCGGCTCCTCGAGCACCGCCGCGCCGAGGCGGCCGCCGCACCGGGCTCCGCCCCCCGCCGTGTGGCGCTCGCGACCGACCTCCTCGACGTCGCCTTCGAGGAGGTATTCGGCATCGTCCGGGACACGGTGGACTACTCCGACGAGCAGATGGAGGCGCTCACCTTCGAGGACCTCCTGACCCTGACCGAGGCCGTCCTGGAGGTCTGCCTGATCCGAGGCGAGGATGGCGGCGTGTTGGGAAAACTGGCAAGGCTCGTCGATCGGACGGGCCTGCTCGTCAGCCGGATGGCAGCGTCGATCCAGAGGACGCAGACCGGCTCCTCCTCGAAGCCATCGACTTCCTCGTCGGGCAGGGATACGACCGCGATGACCTCCTCGGGCGGTGCTCGGCGGTAGAGATCGCGGCCTACGCCCAGGCCGCCTCGAAGCGACACGCCCGGGACCTCGTGACGCTCGGTCACCTCGTCGCGTTAGGGGTCCGGGTCGGCTTCACGGGCAAGCGGGAGCCGCTCGTGGCGCTTGCGAGGCGGCTCGAAACGGAGCACGATGGCACACCGGCGGGCCTGCGGAAGTCTCTGCGGGAGCTCGTGGCGTCCGGCCAGGTGAGGGTGGTGAAGGGTGGCGCTCTCCGTCGGCGAATTGGCGGTCGAGCTCGAGGCGAAAACCCAGGCGTTCAACGCCCGCCTGACGGAGGCGGAGCGTAGGCTCACACGCTTCGAGAAAACCGCCAAGACGACCACGGCTGGCGCTGCCTCGTCTCTCACGCGCCTTCGGGGCTCTGTGACCGCCCTGGCGGCCGGTTTCGGGACGGTGGTGGCGGCCCTGGGCGTGGGCGGCGTCGCCCGGGCGGCGAAGGCCGCGGCCGAGGAGCTCGACCGGATCGGGGAGACGGCCGACCGCCTGGGCCTCACGACCGACGCCCTCCAGGAGCTCCAATTCGCGGCGGCCGGCGCCGACGTCTCGAACGAGCAGCTCGCCTCTTCGCTCCAGTTCCTCTCGCGGACCATCGGCCAGGCCCGGGCCGGCTCCGGGGCGCTCGCCACGATCCTCAAACGGACGAATCCCGAGCTACTCCAACAACTTACGACCACGACGGACCTCGAGCGCCAATTCGGGCTGATGACCCAGGCGATCTCCGGGGCGGCGAACCAGCAGGACGCGCTGGCCCTCTCGGCGGCCGGCTTCGGGCGCGGCGCCGGTGCCAAGCTCGCCACGGTGGCACTCCAGGGCGCGGACGCCTTCGAGAAGCTCCGGCAGCGGGCCCGCGATGCGGGGGTGGTGTTCGACGAGGCGATCGTTCGGGACGCCGGCGCCGCCGCCGACGAGCTCGAGCTCCTGAGCCGTATCCTCCAGGCGAACCTCCAACAGGCGCTCCTAAGCGCCACCCCGCTCCTCGTGAGTTTCTCAGAACAGATGGCCGAAGCGGCCCAGGGTGCCAGCCTCCTCTTCGACCTCTTCCGGGACGTGGGTGCCCGCTCCACCAAGAACCTCGAGATTCAGCTCGGCATGGCGATCGGGCGCGTCGAGGAGCTCGAGGTGGCCCTGCGCAAGGCGCAGGCGCAGAGCCAGGGCTTCTTCGGCCGCATCGGACTGGTTGTGTTGGACGAGCCCGGCATCCAGCTGGGGCTCAAGGCGGCGCGTCAGGAAGTGACCAAGCTCCAGGCCGAGCTCCAGCGGCGAGCGGCGGCGGCCGCGGCGCGGCAGGGTGGCGGCGTGGACGGCGCCACGCCGATCGACTTCGAGGCCCGGGACCGGGCGCGCAAAGAGGCGGAAGAGGCCGAGAAGCGCAGCGGCGAGGAGCGGGTCCGCAACGCCGAGCGCCTCGTGGACCTCGAGCGCCAGCTCCGAATCGAGCGCCTCGAGCAGGAGGAGCCGCTCAAGGCGCAGATTCAGGCGATCAACGACCAGATCGAGGACCTCGAGAAGCTCAACCTCGACGAGGCCGGCCGCGCGCAGGCCAACACGCTGATCCGGGACCTCCAGCAGCAACAGGCCGACCTCGAGCAGCGGATCTCCGACGCCCGCTTCACCGAAAAGGAAGGGCTCGACGCGCTCAAGGGGCCCCTGGCCGTGCTCGCCGAGCTCGACGCCGACCGGGCGCGGGACATCAAGGCGCAGACGGCTGCCCGCCTCGCCGAGGCGACGGGCGTCGAGGAGCGGGCCGACATCGTGCGCGGCGGCGTGGCGCAGGCGGAGGCGAGCGCCGAGGACGCCCAGGAGGCCCTCAAGATCGACGTAGGCGAGGCCGTTGGCCAGGGCTTCGCCTCGGGCATCCGCAACGCGCTCAAGGATGCGGCCCGGGGCGAGGTGCCGGAGTTCGCGGATGTGCTCCAGGAGCTCTCGACCTCGGCCCTCGACACGGCGATCGATTCCATGACCAAGGGCCTGGACAAGGCGCTCGAGGCCATCTTCGACAAGCTCGCGGCCTCGTCGTTGGGCGCGGCGGGGGAAGGCTCCCAAGGGGCGCTCGCTGGCGCGCTGGGCGTCGGGCTGGCTCTGGCCGCGGGGGCCCTGCGCGACACCGAATCGAGCGTGCGCCGCGAGTCGATCCGCTCGGCCGTGACGGACACGCAGGAGCTCCGGGGCGTGGTCGCCGGCCCGACCGACGTGGCGATTTTCCAGGTGGGCGAGAGCATCGAGCAGGGCTTCGTGCCGGTCGCCAATCTCCTGACGGTGACGAACACGATCCTGCGCGGCATCCTCACGGCCGTGCAAACCGAGGTTGCCGGCGGCGCGACGACTTCGGTCAAGGCGATGGTCGAGGCGGCCGCCGCTGAGCTCGCCGCGACGACTTCACCCAGCCTGAGCTAACCGCGCCGCGCGCGCGAAGGAGGCAACGATGGCAGAGGAGAACGGCAACGGAACGGAGGACTCGGGTGCGATGCGCGACGTTCCGGTGGGTTCGCAGGAGATTGCGCTCCAGGAGCGCGAGGACGAGGCGCAGGCCAAGGCGCCCGCGCTCCCGGAGAGCGATGGCGCCGGCCCGGCCAAGGAGGCGCCGCCGGCGCCGCCCAAGAAGGGCGCGCTGCACATCGAACGCGGGCACCTCGAGATCCGGCTGACCGAGCACAGCTACCACGAGATCCGGCTGGCCGACCTCTCGGCCAAGGGCGACACCACGGGGCTCCTGCTCTACGCCATGGTGCTCCAGCTCTTCGACGTGACGCGCGGGCTCGCGGCCGTGGCGCACAACGCCGGCGCCGGAGCGCAGCTCCTCGCCAAGATCGAAGCGGCGGGACGGCAGCAGTCCGCCCAGGACGCCACGGCGCTCGCGGCGCGAACCATGGACCAGCTCTTCGATACCTTCGAGCGGCGCACGGGCCACAAGATCAACCGCTAGAGATCGCGCTCCGAGAGCGCGAGTGGGGCACCGTGGCCCTCTCAGTCACGCAGATCCGCGACCTCTTCGACGCCAACGGAACCGGCGCCGGCGCCGGCGGCGGCTTGTGCGACGAAGCCGTGGTGGGCAACTTCCAAGCCGGGACGATCCGGCGGCCGGTGGTCCAAGGCGGTGGTTCGGACAACCCACCCAACCGCTACTACGACCGGCTCGACCGACTCTACTTGCGGCTCAACACGCCAGGCGGTTCCCTGGCCGCGGGCTACATCGACCCCCTCTTCCTCAACGGCGTCGTGCCAAACTCCCAGGGCTTCACGAACGACGCAGGCGGCGGCGAGTCGTGGTTCATCGGCGAATGGAACCGGGTGGCGAACACCCAGAAGCTCTACCGGGCACCCACGGGCGGCGGCTCGAACCTGTTCATCGAAGTGAACCCGCTCACGCTTGCGGTACTTAGCAGCGAGGTGTACGAGTTCACCGGGCCGGTCGGGCGCAAGACTGGATTCGGCGGCGGCACCGATGGCGTCAACGCCACCGTCGGGTGGTGGAATAGTACCGGGCTCTCGCCTTCGACCACGACCGCCTCTGGCGCCGTCCTCTTCGAGTCGCTCGACTACATGCTGGTGGTGGGCGCGCTGCGCCACACCGACGCGACCGTCTACCAGAACACTCTGCTCAAGGTGAAACTCTCCACCGGGCGCGCGGTGGTGTTCGGGCTCGACGACGGCGTGGGCGACCTTGCCGGGAAACACGTGCCTGTCCGCTACTCGGCGAGCCCCAACCAGTTCCAGGCCCAGCCGCTCTTCGGGGATACGGTGAACCTGTTCTTTATCCAATTCGTCCCAGACGACGATTCGACGCCGCTCTTGCCCAAGGGCTTCCTCGTGTTCTGCCCGGACAACGTGATCGGCTCGACGCCCGAGCGCCTCTACGTCAAGATGGTCGAGTTCAACCCTTTCAACGTGTCGGGCGTGCCGAATCGCGTGCACAAGCGCGAGCTCCTCCTGTCGCGCTTCGAGCTCACGGAGAACCAGAGCCCGCCCAACGCGACCGGGCTCTACGGCATCGTCTCTGGCCCGGCGCCTTTCTTCTACCACCCGCCCTCGCGGACGCTGCGGATGTTCTACGTGGACAACGGCTACAGTCCGGTGCTGGCCGTGGTCGCGGGCGACGTGCAGGGTCTCTCCATCGCCGTGAACCCGACGATCTCCCAGGTGCTATCGCCGACGGCCCTCTCGACGCCGGAGACGATCAAGACGGTGCGATTCGCTACCCAGGCGCTCGGCTCGCTCGGCGAAGCGGTCGGCGCGGCTCAAGTCACATGGACCCTCGAGCGTGTCTCCACCTTCGGCGAGGCTCTCAGCACCACGTTCCCGGGCACGGCGCAGCTCGTCAACTTCCCGGTGGACCTCGCCACGCTGGTCGTCGTCAAGAACGGCACGATCACGCTCGTCGAGGGCGTGGACTACTCCGTCAACTACTCGACCGGGCTCCTCACGTGGATCATCAACCACAGCGGTGCGGTAACCATGGTGGCGAGCTACGAACATCGCCAGGACCCGGCGACGCCGCCGCACGGCACGCTGCTGCTCTCGACCTCGCAGAGCGACGTGAACGGAGAGGCGATCACGGAGGTGCGCTACCCGGACAACGCCAGCCTCGTGGGAGAGCTCGACAAGCTCACGGCGACCGCCTGATGGCGACGGGGGCCCAGCACTTCTACTACCTCTCGGGCGGCGCCTCGAACACGGACCCGAACGCGGCGCTCGGCGGCGCGCGCTCCACGGTGGTGCCGGCGGGCCAGCTCCACTATCACCAGGGCACGCTCACGGCGACCCAGACGAGCCGGCAACGGTTCCTGGGATCGACGGGCGTCTCGGGCGTGGTAGCCGGGGACCTCGTGCTTTTCGCGACCGGCGGGAACGCGCTCCAGGTCGCCGAGGTGGCATCCTACAACTCGGGCACCGGCGAGTTCGTGCTGCTCGAGGGCACGGTGGGGCTCGCCACTCTCGGCGACACATACCGGCTCCACCACGAGAACAACCTGTTCGACGACGTGAGCGCGGCGCAGTGTGCGGCGGGCCACGTGGACCACCGGTGCCTCTACGTGCGGAACGAGAGCGGCGCGGTCATCACGACGGGCCGGCTCTACTTCTCCGGCCTCGACGGCGGGGGTGCGGGGGTAGAGCTCGCGGCGGACGATACGGTCGATTCGGTCATCCCCTCCATTGGCACCGAGACGACGGCGCCGGACCTCTCGACCTTCGCCACGGGCGGCGGGATCTTCCACCGGCCCACGACCTATGCGGACTCCATGCAGCCGCTCCCCCAAGGCGCGAACATGAGCAACAACCAGCACCGGGGCTTCTGGATCAGGCGCACCGTGTCGGCGGGCCAGGCCAAGCGGCGCAAGGCGGTGGTGTTGGCCGTCCACCTCGGCGTGGAAGGAAGCGCTGGGGCCGGGGCCGCCGTGCTCTCGTGGACCATGGACGGCTTCACGCTGGCGCTCGAGGTGATCCGCGACCGCTTTCAACACGTCCGAGGCGGCGGGCGGTTCACCGCCGTGGCAACGGCGCAGGAGACGGGCCTCCCGGTGGCCGACCAGCCGATCGGGTGGACCCTCACCGGGCCCGGCTCGATCTTCCCGGGAGCCGACGAACGGACCGACGAGGAGGGGCTCAACACGATCCCGTACCACGCGAGCATCCTCCAGGGCGACGCGGGGGCTGCCGTGACGGTGACGGCGAAGGGGATCTAGTGCCGACCTCCTCCCGCATCTACTCGATCTTCGCCGGGTCGCCCGTGAGCGCGCCGCTGGGCGTCACGCTCATCGGCATCGGGTCACCGGCCACCACGGGGGCGCGGCGGCGGCTCGTGCACCCCGACTCCGCCGTGGTGCCGGTGACCTACTTCTCCAACCCGGACGAAACGGACAACTTCGACCTCGAGCCGCTGCCGCGCCCGGACGCGATGGCACTCAAGACGTTGACCGGGACCCGCGTGGTGCGCTTCGAGGAGACGCTCGAGGACGTAATCGTCACGGAGCGGTGGATCGGCGAAGGCGCGAAGGCGGCGATGCCCAGCTTCTTCTTCCGCCAGCTCTACAACGTGTGGCTCAACCCGCCCGACCTATCGGTGAGCAACCCCGTCTACGTCCAGTGGGAACCGCGCGATTGGGGGACCATCGTCTACAACGTGGAGCTCCTGAGCCTCACGGCTGGGGGCGACGCCCAGCTCCAGGCGACCGAGCTCCTGGCCCAGGGTGGGAAGTTCGACGGCGGCACCTTCGAGGCGCCACTCGACCCGCTCAACGCCCTGCGCACCGGGCTCGTGCCGAAGACGGTCGAGCTCACCATGCGGATCGTCTCCGAGGTCTAGTGCGGCTGCTCACGCCGACCCTCAACGCGGCGATGCTCGACGAGCGCCGCCAGCCGGCGTGGAAGATCCTCGTCTACGACGTGCGGAGCACCACGGACACGATCAACAACCTGGTGCGCGGCGACGCGCTCCTGGCGCTCACGGGTCCGCGCGACTTCACGAAGGACGTGTTGGTGGCGACGCTCGAGGAGGTGGCCGGAGACTTCAACGGCGACGGCGTGGCGGCCTCGAGCCTCTCGCTCACGATCTCCGACCCGCTCGGAAAGTTCGACCCGCTCCTCACGCTCGTGGCGCCTACCGGAGACGGGCGCTGGCTCCGCGACGGGAACGTGGTGCGCGTGCTCGAGGGCGACGCCCGGGTGCCGGAGGCCGATTGGGTCACGACCTTCACGGGCGAGCTCGTCGGCCAAGCTGGCGTGCGGCGCGGCCGCGTGGCGCGCGCGTCGGAGATCACGATGGACGCCGTAGACCGAGCGGCGCGGTTCCTGCGGTTCCCGGTCACGTCCGACACGTTCGGCATTGGCAGCACGCTCTTGACCATCGGCACGTTGATTGCCCAGACGGACATGGCGCTGGACTCCTCGGAGATCCTCCTGGGCGGCTGGGGCGCCCAAGTCACCGGGCACTTCTCGACGCAGTTCGTCGAGGAGCCGCCCCTTGTGGCGCTCGCTCACCTCATGTTCCCGGACGGCTTCATGCCGCGCTTCACCGGTGCGGGCAAGCTGGCCCAGACTTCGGGGATCATCACGAAGGCGCCCGCGCGCAGCTACCCAGACTCCGACCTGATCCAGGACATCGAACGGCCGAAGCACCGGATCAAGGCGAAGAACCGGGTGACGGTGCGCGGGCTCTCGGCGACCATGACCAAAATCACCCAGCCTTTCCAGAAACTCGCCGAGGTCAACATCACCACCGGCTTCTTCGCGCGCGACGAAGAGATCCGTGTGACGTGGAGCGAGGACGAGACGAAGCTGGTGCAGAACACGCGGATGAAGGTGCTTCGCTCCATCAACGGCGGGCTCCTCGACTTCGCCGCCACCGAAACGTACACGGAGGAACCGAAGAGCCCGGAGGGTTCGGTCGCGGGCACCATCGAAGTGGGCACGGGCTTCGCGCCCTACATCATCGTCTTCTTCACCGGCATCTACATTGGGATGCAAGCGATCCCGCGTCCAGTGGTGGCCCCTGGCGGCTCCGGCTTCACGATCCCCGTCCAGGACGTGATCGCGGCTGCGGCCTTGAGCGTGGTCATGCTCCTGATGAGTCAGATTGGCCGCGGGCAGTACCAGATCGAAGGCGAGCCCTTCGAATACGTGTTCCAGGAAATCGTCGGCACGGCCCAGGTGCAAGGGCTGAGCGAGGACGAGGTGAACGTCCTCGACATTTCCAACCACCTGATCCAGACGCAAGCGGTGGCCGACACGACCGCCCAGAACGTGCTGCGCCGCGAGGTGGCGAAGGCGAACGTCCGGGCGGTCACGATGCTGGTCGATCTCCTCCTCGAGCCGGACGACGTGTTCGAGCTCGCGGCGGAGTCGAGAAAGTTCATGATTCGGAGCCAGAGCCGCACGCTGCGCCGTGGCGCCGATGCCGTGGTCGCCGTGCTGGACTGCTTCGAGGTCACGCCGGGGCTCGTGCCGTGAGTTTCCGCGAGCTCTTCCGCCAGGAACGCCGCGCCCACGTCGAGTTCCTCCTCGGCACGGTGGTGACGCGCCCCAAGATCGTCCAGTTCGACGGCGTGGGCCCCGTGTGGGTGGTGGACGTGGACGTGGGCGGCAAGCGGCTTTTCAAGAACGTGCCCGTCAAGGCCGTGGCCCAGGGCGGCCGCTTCTACGCGGACATCAACCAGCCGGTGCTTCTCAAGCGCAACGCCCAGGGCCGCTTCGACGTGGTGGGCTCCGCCGACCGGAAGGCGGGCGTCGCCGTGGTCAAGGGCTACGACCTCACCACGGGCAACCTCCAGAGCACCTCGAGTGCCGGCTTCTCCGTGATCCCGCGCGCCTTCGAGCACTACATGGGCGAGGTGCGGCTCAAGGGAAACCCGCTCATCACCTTCGACCGGGTGCCCGCGGCAAACGACACGATCACGCGCAGCGCCGGTTCCTGGAGCACCGACGGCTTCCTCGTCGGCCACCTGATCCGGGTCGGCAACACCACGCTCAACAACTTCCTGCTCTCGAGCCTCACCATCCTGACGCTCTCGGCGACCGTGCTCGGCTTCGCGGGAGACGTGCTACAAGACGAGGGCCCGATCTCGAACGTGCTGCTCGCGCGGGCCGGCTTCGTGCGGTGGAACGATGGCGTGACGCCCTTCCCGAAGGTTTCGATCGTGAACCAATCGACCGGTCTGGAGGTCTAGGCCATGGCTCTGAACCTCAAGAAGCTCTTCGTCACGGGGCAGGGCGCCGGCGCCGCCAACTACGTGACCTACGCGGCGGACCTCGACCTCAACTTCACCAACATCGAAACCCTGGTCAACCAGCTCGAGGGCCAGCTCGTCGGCATCCAAGGCCCGAACGTCATCCTTTCGCTCGACATCCTCCAGTCGGACGACCCGGCGACCACGCCCGACGAGCTCGAGGGCCGGATCGGCGCCCACTCCTACGTCGTGACCATCAACGCGAGCCCCGCGCTCTTGAACGTAAGCGCGGGCGTCGCCATCGTGGACGATAAGCGAGTCGAGCTCACGGCCGCGGCGACGGGGCTCGTCGGACCCGGCGGTGGCGCCGCGACCCACTACGTCGCGCTCGACATCAACGGCGTGCCGAGCATCAAGACGACCGCCGGCCAGGGCGCGGCCGACATCTCGCGGGCCACGTGGAGCGGCACGATCTACACGGCGATCTCGCAGTGGCCCACCGTCACCGACGTGATCCCGGTGTTTTTCGACGGGGACGACTACGCGGATCAGCAGACGGTTGTGGGCAGCGCGACGGCGGGCGTCGGCGCCCAGACCCACGCGAAGGTGGCCAACCGCTTTGAAAACGTGGAGCGGGCGCTGCGCGGGCACACGGCGAACGTCGTGTCGGGTGGCCCCGCGCTCGGGCCGCTGGCGCTGATCCGAGGCAGCGCGGGCTCGCCCGGGCTCATCGCGACCGCCGGCGATGGCGTCACGTTCGACACGGGCACCGGCTTCTTCCGCCAAGCCTTGAACGCGATTGGGGTGGCTGCCGGAGCCGTCGAGCGGTTCCGATTCACGACTTCGCAGCTCCTCGCACTCGAGGGCACCAACCTACTCCCCTCGTTCGCGTTCCTGCTCGATCCGACCACCGGAATGTTTAGCGGAGGCGCCGCCTCCGGCGTCTTTAGCATCGCGAATCTTGGCGTCGCCAACTTCGGCTTCGGCCCGGCAGGCTTCACGGTCGTTCCCAACGGTACGGCGGCCGACCCCAGCATCAAGTTTGGGGCCACCGACATCGACGGCTTCTTCTTCGTGGCGGGCACGCCAGGACCCGCCGTCGCCGCCAACGGCCTCGAGGCCGCCCGCTTCCGAGGCGGAACCGGCACGGCGCTATTGCCCAACATCGCACTCGGCGGCGACGCGGACACCGGGATCTTCCTATCGTCTGGGAACACTCTCGCGATCACGGCGGGCGGCACCGAAGGCTGGCAGCTCAACCCGCAGCGGCAGCAAATCTCGGCCACGTTCTTCCGCGTCAAGGCGCTCCGAACCGCCACGCAAGCGATCAGTGCGCTCGATGTGGACGTCGACGGGAACCTCGTCGCCATCACCTTTAGCGCCGCCGACGTGTTCGACGTGGGCGCCATGCACGGCTCGGACGACCAGATCATCGTCCCGACGGGCGGCGCCGGACTCTACCACCTCATCGGCACGGTGCATTGGGATGCGAACGGCACCGGGGACCGACGAATTACGTTGACCCTCAACGGCGCCACGACGCCGATCGAAGGAGGCGACGCGATCCTCCGAGCCACCGACCAGACTTCGGCCGACGAGATGCGGATGCAGGTCGCCTGCTACGTCGTGCTCGCGGCCGCGGGCGTGGTGCGGCTCTCCGTCGCAAGCGACGTCGCGATCAACGTGAACCGCGCCACCTTGACCGCAGTCAAGATGTGGTAGGAGGAGCGAACCCATGCCCAGCTTCGGCACGAAGTCACGCGAGCGCCTCGACACGTGCGAGGAGCGCCTCCAGCGTGTCCTCGAGCGCGTGGTCGTCGGCTTCGACTGCACCGTGCTCGAGGGGCACCGGGGCCAGGCCGCGCAGGATGCGGCGTTCGCCTCTGGCGCTTCCCAGAAGCGGTGGCCGGACGGCAACCACAACGCGGTGCCCTCGCGCGCCGTGGACGCGGCGCCGTGGCCGGTCGATTGGGGCGAGGAGGGAGACGCGAAGCGCCGCCAGGCGGCCGTGCGCCGCTTCTACCTCTTCGCCGGCTACGTGCTCGGCGTCGCTACGGAGCTCGGCGTGGCGCTGCGCTGGGGTGGCGATTGGGACGGCGACCGGGACCTCGCGGACCAAACCTTCAACGACCTCGTGCACTTCGAGCTCACGGACTGACGCCCCCCACGGCTCTAGGCGGCGGCGCCCGCGTGCGGTAGGGTGAAGGCTCCAGGGAACCCCGCCGGCGGCTCAGGTGTTCCCGCGCCTGGGCCGCCACCTCTGGGGACCCGATGGGGGCAAAAATGGGTCGTCTACTCGGCTTCCTCGTGGCGCGCGCCCGCGAGCGTTCGACCTGGCTCGGCGTGGTCGCCTTCGCCACCGCCTTCGGAGTGCGCATGGACCCGGAGCAGGCGGAAGCCCTTGTGGCGTTCGGGCTCGCCGCCGCCGGCGCGGTGGCCGTGTTCTGGCCGGACCCGAAGTGAGGCGCGCATCGCGCTCCAGGAGTGCGACCGCCTTCGCGGCGTGGTGCCTGGCCGCGCTCCTCTTCCTGGGAGCGTGCGTGCACTACGACGGCGCGACCTATGAGGCCCTGGCGCAGGCGCAGACGAGCGCCCTCGTGCTCCACCCCTCGACCTGCGAAGCGCACCGGGAGGCGGCGGCGGCGCTGGCGGACACCGGCGGAAACGCCAAGGCGCTGAACGTGCCCATGGGTACGGGCCGCGCGATCGGCAAGCTACAGACCGAGCACCTCTGGCAGTCCCGCGTCTGCGATGCCCTCGTCGGCTTGAGCCGCAGGGGCGAGCTCGACGCCGGATCGGAGGCGCGCGCGATGGCGGCGTGGGGCCGGTTGTGGATCGCCGGGCGGCGGCTCGTGGCTGGAGGGTGGTGACATGCCGGAGCTATCGCGCTCCATGAGCGCGACCCTGACCTCTGAGGGCGTGGGCCGCCTGGAGAGCCTCGCCGCCAAGATCCTGACCGCTTACCACGCCACGGGCGGGCTCCCGGGAGGTGTCCAGCTCGAGGACGCGCTGGACGAGCTCAAGACCATCCTCGACCGCCACAAGGGCACCCTCACCAAGGCCGGCGCCGGCTTCGTGGTGGACCTGGCGCGGGGGCTCGTGGGCGACGACCCCGACTACGAGCGGATCGCCCTCGAGCACTTCGACGCGGCGGAGCTCGCCGCCTTCGCCGAGGCGGGCGCCGACCGCGTGGAGGAGCTCGTCGAGCGCACGGTGGTCGCCAGGGCCTTGCTCGTGGACGACCTCAAGGCCATGGCGATCAAGGCCGCCAAGGGCGCCCTGTCCGCCGCCCTCATGGCGGCCCTGGCGCTCTAGCCGTGCCGGTAGACTGGTCCCGCCTCCTGCCCGCGGTCGCGGCGGCCGTGGGGGCTCTCGGCGCGCTCGCGGGCGGGAGCGGGGTCTACTACGGGCGGGAGCAGGCGGGCGAGCGGGCCACGGTCGCCAGCGAACGGAGCGCCTCCGTGGCGATGCTCGAAGTGGTCGCCACTGAGCTCGAACGCGCGGCGGCCCGCGAGGAGCGGTGCTGGGGCGCCATGGGCCTGGGAGCGCCGCCGGACGAGGTGCTCGAGCTCGAGGCGGCGCCAATCGGCGAGCCGCCCCGCAAGGCGCCGCGCCGGACGCGCCTCGAGCGGTACGACTGGTGGGAGAAGCTGCCGCCCCAGGCGCAGGCGCTCGCGCGACCGCCGAAGGCCACCCCACCGTGAACGAGCTGCTTGGCATCCTGGGCACCCTCCAGAAACTCGGCACCGCAACCTCGCCGATCAACACGGTGCTGCTGATCCTGGGCGTCTGGATTCTCTTGAAGCGTACCGGCGCGCTCGCGCTCGACACGACCAACGCCGTGCAGAGCACGACGACGCAGCTCGCCGCGCAGGTTGGGCACCTGGCGACTGCGATCGTGGAGCTCCGTGGCGCAGTGACCAACCTCTCCGAAGCCGTGCACGTCATGGAAATCAGCCACGCGCGGCTCGAAGAGCGGGTGCGCGCCGTCGAACGGCAGCCGAATACCTAGCCGAAGAGCTCCGGCCGCTCGAGCCGCAGCGCGTGCTCCCGGTAGACGAGCCGCTCGAGGTGCGCCGCCGCGGACCGCAGCCGCTCCGCCCGCCGCCACGAATCCGGCTCGAGCTCGAGCTGCTCGCAGAAGTAGCGGACGTGGCCGAGCCCCTTCGCGCGCACACGCCGAAGCTCGTCGAGGTGCGTGGCGTCCGCGAGTGGGATCGTGCACCGGAGCACGAGGTCCACGCGCTCGGCGAGGTACGCCAGGCGCCCGGCCGCTTCGCACTCGGCGACGAGATCGGTCGCGCTCCCGGAGCGCGATTCGGGCGAGCTCACCGGATCTTGAGCGAGTAGCTGGCGATGAGCTCCGCCCCGGGCACGACGCCGCCTGGCTTGCGGAGCTCCTCGGCCACCCGGCGCTTGTCGATCCGCGCGGGCGGCGGCTCGGGCTGGACCCAGAACGCCGCCGGGACCTGGCTCTCGTTCGCCACGTGCACCATCTGTGACCGGTGCCAGCGGATCTCCGCGCGCGCATCGGACAGCTTCTCGCCGGGCGGCACGCAGGTGGCCACGTACCGCTCGAGGCGGTCGGCCCGGGCGTAGTGGATCTTCGCGCGGTCGAGCAAGCCCTGGGCGACCTCCTCGATCTTGCCACCCTCGGCGCGCTCCCCCTTGAGGTACGCCGCAACCTCGAGCGCCTTGCGATCCCGCGAGAGCTCGAGGCCCTCGAGCCGCTCGATCGCCGCTTCGGTGAGCTCGCCCGTTTCGGGATCGACTTCGTGCGCGAGGATCTCCTCGATCTCGTCGGCGATGGAGAAGAGAGACCCGGCGCGAGGCGTCCAGTAGCTCACCACGTCACCCCGCCGCCGAAGCCCACGGCGCAGTGACGGCCTGTGTGCCCGCGCGGGAGCGTGCACATCGCAGTCGCACCAGCCATCGCCGTGCTTTGCGGTTGTAGGCACTGGACGGACCGGTCGCCGCCGAGGTCCTCGACCGTAACGGCGCGCACCTCGGGCCTCGTGTGGGTGCCGCCGAGGACGGCGCGCAGCTCTTCGAGCTCCTCTGGCCGCGAACGATTGGCCGTCAGGGTGAATACGTCGCGCAGCGCCTCGAGATCGGCCACGCTTTCCACTTCGAGTTTCACGGTTTCCCTCCCAAGGCGGCGAGCAGCCGCAGCGCGAAGTACCAGACGATCGCGGACCCGAAGCCGATGAGCACGCCAGCAAGGAAGCCCGCGCGCCAGGCGGCTTCTCTGTAGATCGGCTGGATGCCAAGCTCCGCCGGAAGGCCAGGCCGGCTCACCTGGCCCAATCGGGCACCGGCTCGACGCGCACGCGAGCGACCAGCCGCCCGTCGCGGTAGAGGGCCTCAGAACGGGATGTCATCGTCGAAGTTCGGCGCGTCGCCGTCGTCATGCGGCGGCGCTTCGTCACCGCTCGTGACGCTGCCGCGCTCGCCGTGCTCGAAGCTCTCGTCCGCCGGCGACGCGACCGGAGCCGGCTCAGAGGTGGGTGCGCCGCCGGCCATGGTGGGCGTCGGCTTCGGGTAGCCTTCGATGTACGCCTTCACCCAATTCGGGTGCGTCTGCGGTTTCCGCTCGTCGCCGAAGTTTCCGAAGTGCATCTGATCGAGCTCGCCGATCCCGAGCACCTGGCAGAGGTCCGCGACGATCTGCTTCGCGGGCACGTCGATCTCTTCGCTTCGCCGGTAGGCCAGGGCCCAGGCCCACTTCGCCTTGCCCTCGTTGACCCGCTGGCTGGCGGGCGCGGGGCCGGGCTTCGGCGGCCGCTTGTACCAGGCGCCGACGGGCACGTCGCCCGCCGCGTGGCCCTTGTCGGAACGCGAGGCGCGCTGCTCTTGCGCCGCGCGTGCCTTCGCCGCGCCCTGCTCGAAGGACTCCGGGTGCTTCCGCTCGTCTTCGGGCTCCAGACCCGTCATTTCCTCGGAGGGCGTGCCAGAGTAGCCGCCGAGCACGGCGATCCAGCGGAGCACCTGGGCCAGAGCCTTCGAGGTGCCGCGTGTCTGGGCCATGCTCTTGAGCGCGTGGCGGTTGAGCGCGTAGCTCGAGGGCAGCGCCGTGGGCACCTCTTCGTAGTCCGGGCTGTTCACGATCCAACGGAACCAGTAGCGGCCGTCGCTCTTCTTCCGCTGCACCTCGTCGGCGTAGCAGTCCGCCTCCGCCGCGCCGATGATCGCGCCATCGGAAAGCCGCACGACCTCGACCCGCGCCGTGTATCCGGGCACGCCGGGCACGTCGTCGGAGGGCCGACACCAGGCGGTCCGGGGCGTCACGCCCACGAGGGCGCCGCAGGCGCACCAGGCTTCGACCCGGAGGTGCTCGCGGCCGCCGCCCATGGAGACGGACAGGCCGGCCTCCGTCACGATGCCGTGGAGCTCCTGGGCGATTGCCCTCGCGCGCGCGAGGCCGCCGGCGAACCCGAACGTCTCGAGCGCATCGCGTTGGAGGGCGGCAGGCTGCCGCACTACCAGGCCCGTTTCCTCGCTCATCGGTTTCCTCCCATCGCGCTCCGGGAGCGCGACCTCCCGCGCAGGTGGGTGCCCCAGGCCGTCGTGCTGGTGACGGCGGCGCCTAGTGCCGCGGTGCGTTGTGTGTGGCGCCCGGAGCGCGTGCCTCGAATCGTCGGGCGCTCTTGTACCACGCGCCGGGCGGCCGGGGCAAGAACCGATTGCCTCGGCCGGGCTCGCGGGCGTAGAATCCGCGTCGGCGAGGCTGACGACCTCGGCGAGGAATCCGTGCCCCCTGCCTTTCGAGCTCATCGCGCACCTGCTCGCGCTCCGGGAGCGCGATCCTGAGCGCCCGGCGCCTCTGGTTCCGCGTGGCCGAACGGCTCCTGGCCGATGACCTGACCCTCGAGCAGCTCGGCGCCTTCCTCGGGCTCCTGGCGTGGATGCACCGGCGCTGGGCGCTCGAGCGGCCCGCGAGCGCCGCCCAAGCGAACACAGCTCGGGTCCCTCCGGGGGATCTCCTCACCATCACCCGCGCTCAGACGCTCGAGGAAGCGAGGGCGCGGCTCGAGGCGATCCGGGCCCGTTTCGAGCTCGGCGTCAAGCTGCGCGGGGACTTCACCGAAATCACCTGGCCTAAGCTCGCGAAATATCAGGGGTGGTCCTTCCCAAACCGGGCCCCGCGGCGGAAAAGTAGTCCCGAGGTACTTTTCAACACTGCCGAGCGTATCCCCCTCTCCTCCCCCCCCCTGCCTTCCTCCGGTGGCTTCTCTTCCTCCGTGGAGACTTCCACCTCCTCTCTCCGAACCGAGCATGACGCTCACGCCGAAAACGCCGAAAACGCGACCGAGCGGCGATACGTGCCGGTGGGAGAAACGCCCACCAACGGCGCCAAGGCGGACCGGAGCCGGGGCCTGGAATCCGCGCTGCCCGCATACCTGCCGGGCCGTGACTTCCCGGTGGCTGAGCGTGCGGTGCGCTGGGCCAACGTCCTCGGCCAGGAGCCTGGCACAGTGGCGGAGAAGGTGGCCTACCTCACCCGGGAGCTCCCGCTGATCGAAGCCGAGGCGCTCGCATCGCTGGGCGCCGGCCACCGCACGCGGGAGAACGCGCGCGCCAAGGTGCGCGCGCTGGTGATCCGCTTCTGGCGCAACGAGGTCGCGAAGCAAGGTCGAGGCGATCCGGCGCGCAAGTCTTTGTCCTCACTCGAGAAAGCTGCACGCCGCGTGGCCCAGGAGCCGGAGAGGTGACGCCTCGAGAGCGCCGAGTGGCGAGCCTCACGGCGTGCTTTGCGATCTTCCCGCCCAAGGTCGAGGCGGGCCCGGACCGGTCCGAGCAGCTCGAGCTCGTGCTCCGCCTCTATCTCGCGGCGCTCGAGGACCTGCCGGCCGAGCTGCTCGAGGCGGGAGTCTCGGACCTCCTGCGCACCTGGGCGCCGAGCTACGGCCGCACGTGCCCCAGCCCGCAGGAGCTCCGCGAAGCCGCCACCCGACGCGCCCGCGACTCTGCCGCGCTGGCCTGCGCACGCGAGGCCCGCGAGGAGGACGCGCGCCTGGCCCGGGAGACGGTGAGCCCGGCGCGGCTCCGCGAGCTCGCCGCCGAGCTCGACGCCCGCGGTCGCGCCGCGCTCCCGGAGCGCGGTGCTCCAGGAGCGCGAGGCGCCACCTCCGGGGGCCGAGGGGTCACCCTCGTCTGGGCGGTGCTCGCCGGCATGCTGCGGTCGGGCGCGGCGGCAGCCGAAGCCGGCATCGGTCGCCCGAAACGCCCGGCCCTGACGCGCGGGACCGGGCACACGCTGGAATCCGAGGCGCCTGGCCGTGGCCCAGGGCCTACAGACGGGGGATCGTAGAACGTGAGCGAACGTGGGCCTTCCGACGCTTCCGCTGCCGGACCGATGCAAGCGGCGGACCTCGTGGCGTACCGTCAATCCGTTGACGCTTTGGGAGCGGCGAGCGCCAGTTTCGTGGCGCAGGTGGGCGCTCTCGTCGCTCACCAGCTCGTCGCGGCGCACATCGTCGAGGCGCCCGGCGCGCGCATCCTCTCCGGTGTCACGGCCGACTACCGGGGGCTGCTGCTCCTGACGGCCGAGCGGCTAGTGATCGAGGTGGTGGCGACCTGCGCGAAAATGGGCGCCCGCCTCGACCCGGCGCGCGTCCAGGCCATCTTCGCCTTGGCGGCGGCGCCGATCGCGCTCCCGGAGCGCGATGTCCCCACCGCGCCCTCAAGCACGCGGGAGCAGTGATGCCGCGCCGCGTCAGTTTCGAGGCCGAAAAGGAGAGGCAGGCGCGCGACGCCGAGGACGCCCGCCTCGACGCGGCCGACTGCGCCGCGCACGTCGCGCTCCCGGAGCGCGATGTCTGCGCGCGCTGCGGGCTCCAGCACCCGACGATCATCACGGCGATCTGGAGCTTCTACCACGCGGACTGCTACGCCGCGGTGCGGCGCGAATTGGAAGGCCGCCCGGCCACGCGGCGCGAAGTGGAGCGCCATCGCGCTCCCGGAGCGCGCCGGTAGATGCCCGCCATCGGCTTCGAGCATCGGTTCGTGGTGGCCGTGTGGACCGGGGAGAAGCGCCAGAGCATCCGCCCTCCGCGCGTGCGGTCGCTCTTCGAGGCCGGCAGCCGGCTTTCGATGTTCGCCGGCTGGCGCACGACGCGGTGCGTCAGGATCGCCGAGGCGGAGATTCGCAGTGTCGCCCGCGTGCGGCTCGAGTGCGAGAGCCGCCTCGAGTGCCAGACGTACCGGCTCTACGTCCGCGTCGGGAGCCAGTGGCTCCAGGAGCCGATCGACGCCGCGGCGCGCCGCGACGGCTTCACCGGACCCACGCCGGGCTGCGATCTCGCCGTGTTCCTCGAGCGGAAGCACGGGCCGGCGCCCTTTGAGGGCCACCTCGTCACCTGGGGCGAGCTCGCGTGGCGCTGCTCGAGCCGCGACCTCGACGGCTATCTCGCCGCGCATGAGCGCGCCGAAGCACGAAAAAACCGCAGGACTCGCGCTCCAGTGGCGCGATGAGGAACACCATGACCGAACCGACGACACCGACCCCCTCGCGCCTCGTGTTCCCGGAACGCGACTCCGGGAGCGCGACGATCCCGGCCGAGCACCTCGCAGACTTCGAGGTCCTCCGGCAGGCCCTCACCCGCGCCGCGCGAGGCCCGACCGAGGACTTCGCGCGGGTGCTCGCCGCCGCGCTGATCGACCTGCGCGTCGAGCTCGGGCGCCTCGAGAAGTGCGACCTCGCGCTCCTGGCCCAGGTGACGGCGCAACGGCTCGAAGGGCTCGAGGCGCGACTGGTTGCGGTCGAAGCCCGCGTGGCGGCGATCATCCTGGAGCTCAACGCCCTGCCGGACGCATCGCGCTCCAGGAGCGCGACCGCGGAGGCGGGGCGGTGATCGCCAAGAAAGGCGCGCCGACTTCGTTTTCCAAGGTCGCGACCCAGCCGAAGCGCGCGAAGCGCCCGGCTTGGCCCCGCGTGCCGGTGCGGCCTCAAGGCCACGCCGCCGCGCTCCGGTACGCGCGCGGACACGCCCGGACCGCGCAGAAGCGCCTCGCGGACGCGGGCAAGCTCCTCGCCGCCCAAGGCTACGCCCCCCAGCATCCTTGGCGCCTGCGGACCGAGTGCGCGCGGGACGCTGTCGCCGAGTGCCTCGCCTGGCTCGAGGAGGCGCTGGCGCAGGCGCTCGAGGAACCCGGGCCCAACCCCGCCCACCCGTCGTGGCCTGAGCCGGCCAAGAAGCGCCGCGCCAGAGCCGCCCGCAACGCAGACGAGGACGAGAAACCGGAAGAACCACCGGAGGCGCTCTAGGTGTCGCCGTGAGGTTCATCGAGTTCCTCGACGGCTACGGCGCCTACCGGACGCGGAACGGCGCCAAGGCGCACCTGGCGGCCCAACCTGGCGCGCCCACGGTCTGCGGGCGAACCGCTGTCACCCGGGTGCCCGCGCCGGAGCTCGAGGGCCTCTGCCGGGAGTGCATCACCCGCGCCCACTACCGGCTGCCGACCGTCCGCGCCCGCCACGCCGAACGGCTACGCCGGCGCGTGAACGCCTACCAGCGCGCCCGCTACTACGCGAGCCGACTGCCGCCGAAGCCGGGGCTTCCGCATCGCGCTCCTGGAGCGCGATCTCGAGAGGTGGCGAGGTGAGCGGCTGGCGCGTCCTCGATCGCGCTCTTGGAGCGCGAGTCGTGCCCCACTCCGAGCACCCGCCGGCCGGCTACGGCGCCGCCTACGTGCTTCCGGTGGAGGGGCTGGCGGTCTGCTACCCGGCGCCGCTCCACCTGCCGGTGCGCTGGGCGACCTGGGCGTGGTGGCGCCTGCGCGGGCGGCCCAGCCGCTCGGAACGGGCGGCACTCGAGGCGCGGATCAACCTCTGGCACGGCCGCGCGGAGCGGTATGCCCGGGAGTGCGAGCTGCTGCGCATGGTCAACTCTCGCGCCATCCACGAACGCGAAGACGCAGAGGCCCGCGTCGCCGAGCTCGAGCGCGTGCTCGAGGTGCTCCGCCAAGAGCTCCTGGGCTGGCACGTCGAGTGATGCCGTGGTTGCACTTGCCGGCGCTGGCGTGGTAGGACGGCACTTCCATGAACCTGGCGAAGCGGCGCGCCCAGGGCCGGCGATGGTACGCGCTCAACCGCGAGAAGAAACTCGCGAGCATGAGACGCTGGCGTGTGCGCAACCGCGAGAAGGTGCTCGCGAGAAAGCGGAGATATCGCGAGCTCAACCCTGAGCGACACCGCGCGGAGAGCCTGCGGTATTACTACCGCAACCGCGAGCGAGTGCTCGCGAGGTTACGAAACTATCGGAAGCTCAATCTCAGGAAGGTGCGAGAGAATCGACAGAAATGGAGTGCTGCCAACCGTGAGAGATTGCGCACGAGAGCGAGACAACGGAGGGCGCTCAATCCAGAACGGTTCCGTGAGAAAGCGCGACAATGGCGTGCGCGCAACCGCGAGAAGGTGCGCGCCGTGGCGCGGCGATGGACTGAGCGCAACCGTGAGGGCGTGCGGGACCGAATGCGATGCTGGAGGGTGCTCAACCGTGAGATGATCAACATTCACGAACGGAGACGGCGGCGGATGAATCTGGAAAAATCACGCGCCCAGGACCGGCACTGGCACACCCGCAACCGCGACCGGATGCGCGACCCGAAATACGTCTTGGGCATATGGGCCGAGGCCGAAGCAGCAGAAAAGGATGGACAATGGCACGTCGCAAATCGAAAGTGGCGCTGGATAAACCGCGCACTGGCAAACCCCCTCTCTCGCGCTCGCGTCTTGCGCTCGGCGAGAAGATCGTCACGCTAGAAGATATCGTCCGAATCCAGCACGCGGTCGCCGTCGATCTCCTCGATGGAACGATCACGACGGCGCACGCGAACGTGATTCTAAGAACGACGTCAGGGGTGATGCGCGCGGCCGAGTTCCAGGCACGCTACGGCGATCCGGCACAGCGGCAATCGGTGAAGCTGATCAAGCAGGCTCCGTGACGCGCTGGCGCCTCTCCTGGCGGTTCGACCCGCGCGACGTGTGGGTCGGCGTCTACTGGAACACCGTGGAGCTCGAGGGTCATGGCGCGAGCTACCCGCGCCGGCTCGAGGTGTTCGTCTGCCTCGTGCCGTTCTTCCCGCTCTACCTGCGCGTGCCGCTGCGCGGCCGGAGGAGCCGCCGGTGAAACGCCGAGGCGGCCGGCCCAGGCGCCCTGAGCCGGTCGAGGCGGCGACGTTCCGCTTCGACGCGGAGCTCCTCGAGCTGGCCCGGGTGATCGGGCTCCTCCGTGGCGTGCCCATGCGTCGCCTAGTCGAGGACGGCCTGCGCGAGCACCTCGACCGCCTCCTGGCCGAGGACCCGCCCCTGGCCCAGGCCGTCGCCGAGCTCCTCCCGCACTTCAAGCGGATGAAGGCGACGCGCGCGGCGGCGGCGCGAACGCTGGCCGGGAGCGCGACCAAGAGCGATCCCGAGGCAGGCGATCCCGGGGACGGCTACGTGCACGGCGAGCCCGGATGGGCCGACAAATGAGCGGCCCCCGGGGTATCTACCGGCCTCTGAAAAGGGCCAGGGTGCGTCCCCTGGCGCGGCTCCTGGCCGACGGCATGAGCCGGACCGAGCGGCGCTACGCCGAGCACCTCGAGCGCCTGCGCCTGGCCGGCGACATCCTGACCTACCGCTTCCAGCCCGGCTCGCTCTTCCTGGGCGCCGGGCTGAGCTACCGGCCGGACTTCCTCGTGCTGACCCCTCAGGTGTCCGCCGTGCTCGAAGCCGGCGCCGTGGTCGAGGTGGAGTACCACGAAGTCAAGGGCGGCCGGCGCAACCGGAAGACTGGCGCCTGGGAGCCCTACTACCGGGAGGGCGCCCGCGACAAGCTCTACGCGACCGCCACCCGCTACTGGTGGTGGCGGTTCGTGGTGGCGTGGCCGCCGCCGCCGCGCGAAGGCGTCCGCTGGCTCAAGGAGGAGGTGCCGGTGGCGCCCGGGGAGCCGCTGCGGTGAGCGATCTTCGCAGGGCGTGCTTCGCGGACGCATTGACCCTCATCGAGCTCCTGGCCCGCTGCCGGCCGGGCGCGCCCGTGGTCTCGCGCGACGTGGCCGAGGCGCTCGAGTGCCACCTGCGCACGGCCCAGCGGTGGCTCGCCGTGGCCGAGGGCTTCGGCTACGTGACCGGGCGACCCGCGGGCCCGCACCCGTACTACACGCGGACGGCGCTAGGCACCGCGCTCCCGGAGCGCGACTTCGGAAAAGGCCCGAGCCCGGGTGGCGTTGCACCTCCCGAGCCCGGGCGTTGACGACGAAGCGAGGACGAAGCCGGCAACCTAGCCGAGCTGCGGGAGGACGCAAACGTGAGCGACGACGCCCCCAAGCAACCGCTCGGGCGTAAGCTGGCCCAGAACATCGCGGCCCAGGGCCGCGCCCGCGAGGCCGAACGGGTCGCGTGGGCGGCCGACGCGCCTGGGCGCCGGCTCGCCGAGCTCTTCGCGGAGCTCCAGAGCCGGGCGGCCGTCATCCGGCCGGGCGAGCCGGTGCGTGTGAGCCGCGTCGAGTCGGAGGGACTCCGCTACTACTCCATCGCGCTGGGCGCCGCCGTGTTCCTGCTCTCGGAGGTGGAGCTCGCGGCGCTCCAGCCGGCCGCCTGGCCCGCGCTCGAGGCGCGGATCTACGAGGCGCTCCACCTCGGGCCGGTGCTGCCGACACCATCGCCCCTGGCGCGCCTTGACGGGCCCGCGTGGGTCGCCGCCGTGCTCGCGGTGTTCAAGGTCGGCCTGGAGCTCGAAAACTACGACCTGCCCGCCTTGATCGCGGCGGCCGCCCAAGCCGAGGCCCTCGGGCCCGTGCTCAACCCGACGCTCTACCAGGCGAAGGGCGCGGATCTGGCCCACGACCGCGCCTGGCTCGAGGCCGCGCTGCCGCTCTGGCGGCACGCCCGGGAGGCGCGCCGGCAAGCGGTCGAGGTGCGCGCCGCAGCCCCGCTCGAGCCGCTCGAGGAGCACGAGGTGGTCGCGCTCCAGGAGCGCGAGGTGTGAGGGGCTTCCCCTCCGCCCCTCGGCCATCGTAGAATCGGGCGATGCCGGAGCGCCTCGTCGCCTTCTTCTACTACCTGATGCGCGACACGCTCACGCCGGGCGCCGTGTTCGACCTGATCGCGAACGCGCGCGGAGCCGTTGAGAGCCTCGGGCGCCAGCCTGGCGGAGCCTGGGCGATCCACTACTCGAGCCCGGGCCTCGAACGCTGCGCCCGGGAAGCCGTCGCGGAGCTCGTGCCCCAGGGCTTCAACGGCGTGCAGCTCGACCTGCTCCTCAACGCCGTGTACCTCCACCTCGACCGCCTGCGCGCCGCCATCAAGGTCAAGGGCGAGCTCGGCCACGCCAAGGCGGACGCAGAGGGCGCGGTTGAAGTCTACCTCCAGCTCGCGGCGCACCTGGCGACCGCGCGCGGCGCGCTCCAGCAGCCGGAGTCGTCCTGATGCCGCGCGAGCAGATCGATGTCTCCGTCACCGTGGAGATCCTCGGCGTGAAGTGGACGCTGGTCGGCTTCAAAGCCGTGGCCGAGCTCGCGGCGTTCCTCGAAGAGCACGCATCGCTCCGAGAGAGCCAGACCAGGCGGCTCTTTGACGAAGAGCGCGACCGCGAGGCAGAGCGCGCCCGCGAGGCCGCGGCCCGGCTCACGTCCTACGTCGAACCGTCTGCGCTGCGCGACGCGCCTCCTCACCCCGACCGCGAGAGTTCGATGCTACGCGGCGACGGCGGGGCGGCATGATGCCGGGCGAGGTGGCCCACCGCTGTGACCGCTGCGGCGCCTTCTTCGCCGGCGAGAAGCTGCGAGCCTGCGGTCGGTGCGGCGGGCGCCTGTGGCGCGAGATCCCGGTGATGGCGCCCGAGGCGCTCGTGCGCATCCGCGCGCCCTACAACCCGCGCAAGCCCATGGACGAGGAGACGCGGGCCCAGCTCCGGGCCTCGCTCGCGGAGCCCTTCGGCTGCATCCAAGACCTCGTGCTCAACCGCCGGTCGCCGCGCTTCGGATGGAAGAAGAGCGATCCGCGACCGGTGCTCGTGGGCGGGAACCAGCGCGCGCTCGTGGGTCAAGAGATGGGCCTGGCCGCGCTCCCGATCGTATGGGTGGACGTGCCCCGCGAGCTCGAGCTCAAACTCAACCTGCGCCTCAACGCGATCGGCGCCGACTTCGACCCGGACGGCGTGAAGCGCGTGCGGGACGAGCTCGAGAGCCTCGGCGCGAACGTCGAGGAGATCGGCTTCACCCAGGCCCATCTCGACGCCATCACGGCGGGCCTCGACGCCGACCTCGAGCGCCACAAGGCGCGCTCCCGGGCGGCGACGGACGAGGATCGCGAGGAGCTCCCGACCGACCCGGTGACGCAACCGGGCGATGTCTGGGAGTGCGGGCTGCACCGGGTGGTCTGCACCAACGCGCTCGAGGGCGACCTCGCGGCGGCCGTGATCCCGACCAACGGCGCGGACTGTGTGGTGACCGATCCGCCCTATGCGATCTACGGCAGCGCCTCCGGGCTCTCCTCAGAGATCACGGACGACAAGATCGTGCGGCCCTTCTTCCGCGCGGCGCTCCGCGCAGCCGAGCGCGTGACCCGGCTCTTCGGCCACATCTACATCTTTTGCGATTGGCGGTCCTGGCCCTCGTGGTGGGATGAGGCGAAGGGGCTCCACGTGGAGCCAAAGAACCTGCTCGTCTGGGATAAAGGCGGCGCCGGCCTCGGCTCCAACTACGCGAACACCTACGAGCTCGTCGGCTTCTTCGCGCACATGCCCGCTACCAAGGCGATGGCGGGCCAACGCAAGACGGGCCAGCGGTCCGTGTTCAAGAGCAACGTGATGCGCTTCGACCGCGTGACCGGCGCCGATCGGCTCCACAACGCCGCGAAGCCGGTCGAGCTCATCCGCGAGCTCCTCGAAAACTCGACCGAGGCCGGCGGCACGGTGGTCGACCTCTTCCTCGGGAGCGGTTCCACGCTCATCGCCGCCGAGGAGCTCGGCCGCCGGTGCCTCGCCGCGGACGTGGACCCGAAGTGGTGCGACGTGGCGGTGCGGCGCTGGGAACGGCTGACCGAGAAGACGGCGGTGCGCGTGCCAGCGCCGGCCAACGTGGATCAGCGATGACGATCGTCGGGGACCTCGAGCGCGAGCTCATGACGACGCGCGCGGAGCTCGACGCGGCGCGTGGTAACTTCGCCGCGTGCTTTGAGCTCCTACGTGACATTCGGGTGGCTATGGGCGACACGCCCGAGCCGGAGCTGCCGGACGCGGCGCGCCGGTTGCGTGCGGACTCCGACCGCTGGCACGCCATCGCGACTCCCGAGGTGCACGACTTCGTGCAGGCCGTCGAGCGCGAGGCGCTACATCAACGGCAGCGGTGGAGCACTGAGCACGACGGCGGGAAGCAGCCGGAGGATTGGCTCTGGCTCGTGGCCTACCTTGCGACGAAAGCCGTGATGTCCCACCGCTACTCGGATCGCGAGAAATACCTCCATCACATCGTCACGACCGCCGCCGCTTGCTGTAACTGGCACGCGAACGCGAGTGGCGTCCATCGGGCCATGCGCGCGGGGGCCGTACCGCTCGAGGCTGAGAAGATGGTCGCCGAACCCGGGAGCGAAGCATGAGCGCCGGCGGGCCCGAGGTCCCCGGGCCGGGCGTCCGTCCGCCGGCGGCGATCGTCACCTTCGAGTGCCCGCGGTGCTCTCACCTCTGGAATCAGAAGGTGCCGGTGCCTGTGGCACCCGAGCTACCTTGCCCGCGCTGCCCGGAGAACGCCGCGCGCCCCGTGCGCACGGTACAGGCCGGGTGGAAACAGAAACAACGCGCCACTCCTCCGAGCGAGCGGCGCGGACGCTGACCGCCGGGAGGTCCGGCGGCGAAGAGAAGTCCGATACAGAAGGCCGAACATACCCCAGAGCGGGGGCCTGCCCGCGTGGAGCGTGCGGGCCTCCGCTTCACTCGCGCTCCTCGAGCGCGACCACCTCGCGCTCCTGGAGCGCGATAAGCGAGGCACCCCATGAGACGACGATGGCTCTATTCCCTGGCGCTCCTGGCCGTGTCCGTGCTGCTTCCGGCGGGTAACTGCCGCGACGACGGCGTGGGCAACAACAACGACGCCTTCGCCTGGCTCCAGCTCGGGAAAGACGTGGAAGACGTCGAGCTGGGCGACGCGACCGAGCGCGTGAACCTGCGGTATCAGGAAGACGCCGGCTACTTCGGCTATGCCCGCACCTGCTACGTCTCGGGCACCTTCGCCTTCGACGCCGCCGCCTTCGAGCTCGTGGATTGCCGCAACACCACCAACCCGGGCTTCGAGCCCAACGTGGACTTCGACTGTGTGGTGCTCTCGCCGGGGCTCGTGCGGATCGACGTGTGGAAGACGGACGGCGGGCACTTCGCGAGCGACGACCACGAGCTCATGAAAACCGAGTTCGCGATCCTGACCGAGACGCCTGGAGACTACCCGGCGCCGGGCGTCGAGATCGATGGGCTCTCCAATGGCACGAAGTCGGGCGCGTGCGCGATTCAGCAGGCGGGCAACTACATGCGCCAGAGCACAAGCATCTGGCGCGCGCAGTAGGCCGCAAGGTTCGCGCTCCTGGAGCGCGACCGCGCAGCGCCTCGGAAACCACGAGCCGGATCTTCGAGGCGCTGCGCCTCCGCTTCTGTGACCGCTACGGCTACGCGCTCGTCGAGGAGATCGAGCCGCCGGGCACCGGGCGCCGCTTCGACGCGCTCGCGGTCGGGCTCTGGCCCTCCCGCGGCTGCCTTCTGATCGGCGTCGAGGTGAAGGCGACCGAGGAGGACCTGCGCCGCGAGCTCGCCAACCCCGCGAAGGCGGACGGGCTCTATCGGCGCTGTGACCTCTGGTACCTGGCGGTGCCGGCCGAGCTCGAGGCGCAGGCGCTCGGGCCTACGGTGCCGGACTCCTGGGGCGTGCTCGTGCTGCGCGGCGAGAAGACGCTGCGCGAAGTGCGCAAGCCGCGCCGCCACGAGGCGCTCGTGGATCGCTACCTCCTGGCGACCCTCCTCCGGCGCCACGAGGACGCGGAGGGCACTGAGCGTCGCGTTCGCGAGGAGAAGAGGTACTCCGATGGCTATCACCAGGGCCAGGAGAGGGCGGCGCGCGAGGTGGCGGCGGCGAAGGAGGAGGCCCAGGAGCTCCGCCTCGAGCGTCACCGCTTCGAGCAAGCCTCGGGCATCGTCTTCGCGCGCTGGGAAGCCGACGTGGGCCAGAAGCTCGGCGCCGCCGTGGCCGCGCTCCGGGGCCGGAAGGCGGCCGGCGCCGTGGGCGCGCTGCGGATGACCGAGGGCCGCCTCGTCGAGGTGCTCGAGGCTATCCGCAAGGCGAAGGAAGCGATCGAAGCCGTGACGCCGGGGGAGCTCGAGGACATCGCGCTCCAGGAGCGCGAAGCTCCGTGATCCTCGGCATCGTGGGGCACGAGGCGGCGAAGTTCACGGCGGAGACGGAAAGCCGCGCGCGCGCCGCGATCTTCGCGGCGATCCGCCGCCACGGGGCCACGCGGATCGTATCCGGCCACTGCCACCTCGGGGGCGTGGACATCTGGGCCGAGGAGATCGCGGCGGCCCTCCGGCTACCGACCACGATCTACGCGCCCGAGGTGCTCCGCTGGGGCGAGCCCCGGGGCTTCCGCGCACGCAACCTGCGCATCGCGCGCGGCAGCGACCTCGTGGCGTGCGTGGTGGTGCGCGAGCTCCCGCCAGGCTACACCGGGATGCGGTTCGCCGGGTGCTACCACTGCGGCGCCCGCAACCCGGAGCACGTCAAAAGCGGCGGCTGCTGGACCGCGTGGCAGTGCGGGGGGCGCGAGTGGATCATCCTGTAACCGAGGCGACGCTCCTCGTGGGCGACGCCCTCGAGCGCCTCCGCGAGCTCCCGAACGGCATCGCCCAGACGTGCATTTCTTCTCCGCCTTATTGGGGGCAACGCGACTACGGCACGGGGGCCTGGGCGGGCGGCGACCCCGCGCACGCCCACGACCGCGTGCTCTCCCGGGCCGGCCGTGGCGGGAGCGGCAGTACCCCGAAGCGGTCCGCCTTTCCGCGCGACGTGCCGGCGGCCGCGTGCGCCTGCGGCGCGCGCTACTTCGACCAGCAGCTCGGGCTCGAGGCGACGCCGGACGCCTGGGCCGCGCGCCTCGTGGAAGTCTTCGCCGAGGTGCGGCGCGTGCTCCGGCCGGACGGGACGCTTTGGCTCAACGCGGGTGACGCCTACGCCGGCGGCGCCTCCGGTAACGGCTCCTCGGGTGCTCGGCGGCCGCACGGGCTGGCGCCGAAGCAGCTCCTGGGCCTGCCCTGGCGTCTGGCGTTCGCCTTGCAGGCGGACGGGTGGTGGCTCCGCTCGGACCTGGTGTGGGCCAAGCCGAACGCGCTGCCGGAGAGCGCCCGCGACCGCCCCAGCCGGGCCCACGAGTACCTCTTCCTGCTGGCGGCGCGCGCCCGGTACTACTACGACCCGGACGCGGTGCGCGAGGTGCCGCGCTACCTCGAGCCGGACGCGCCCGAGGAATACGAGCGCCTCGTGGGCAAGAGCTACTACGACCACGGCGAGGACCTGGCCCAGGGGATGTCGCAAGCCAGGGCGCCCACCTGGCGCGTCGCATCGCACCCCAAGGGCCGAAACCTGCGGACCGTGCTCGTGGTGAACACGCAGCCGTCGCCGCTGGCCCATTACGCCACGTTCCCGGAGCGCCTCGTGGCGCCGTGCATCCTGGCCGGCTCTCGCCCGGGCGACCTCGTGCTGGACCCCTTCGCCGGGACCGCGACCGTGGGCGTGGTGGCCCTGCGCCTCGGGCGCCGCTTCCTCGGCGTGGAGCTCCACCCGGGCCAGGCCGAAGGCGCCCGCGCCCGGCTCGAGGCCGTGGCCCCACTCCTGGCGAAGGTTTCGCTTGATCCGGCTCCCGGGCCCGTGGCATGATGCGACCGCCTGGGGTCGGGCAGCGTGGCTGGTGGGGCTCCCACATTCCACGATCCCTGTCCTCCCGATCCCAGGCGGCCGCCTGACGAACGGCAAGGAGGACACGATGCGAAGCAAGGGCCTCGAGCCCGCGAGCCGTGTGCGTCGCGCTCCTGGAGCGCGAGGTGAGCACGCCCCCGCCATCGGAGATCGCCACTTCGAGTTCTACCGCGCCAAGGATGGCTGGCGGTGGACCTTCTGGGCGGAGAACGGGCGCAAGCTGGCCGACGGCGGGCAGGGCTACTCGCGCCTGATCGACGCGGTGAACGGAGCCAAGGCCGTCACGGCGACGCACACCGCCTTCGCGCACGTGCGCGGCAAGCTGCGCCAGTTCCGGCTCCACGCGCCGAGCACGTACCCGACTACCCGCAAGACATCGCGCTCCGGGAGCACGACGTAGCTTCACCGATTCGCGGCTCGCGCCGAGTGGCGCGGACCGGGATGACCCGCCTGCGCCGGGCCCGCGCAGACCATCGCGCACGAGCGCGGTCGCGTTCCAGAACGCGATGACACCGAAGGGAAACGACACGATGCGAGCTCTCCTCCTCCTGGCCGGCGCCCTGGCGCTGGCAGCCGTTCCGGCGCAGGCCAATCCCTGCGACCACAACGGCAACGGCGTGCCGCCGTTCTGCAACGGCGACGGCGACCCGCCGGGCCCCGGTGGCCCGCCGAGCCACCACAACGTCACGAACACCAACACGGCGATCTCGGATGCCTCCGCCTCGAGCGCCTCGAGCTCGAGTGCCACCGCGACCGGCGGGAACGCCTACGTCACGGTGGGCGGCGAAGGCCCCCTTTCCGAGCAGAGCCAGTACCAGACGCAGGCCGTGGACGCTTCGAGCGCGGTGACGGTCGAGGGCTCCACCCTCAACGTCGAGGGCTCCGAGATCAACGCGGGCGCGGACGTGGTGGTCGAGGGCGACCGCGTGGACGCGATGGAGGCCGACGACCTGCCTGGCATCCCGGCATCCGTCTTCGTGGACGCCTGCGGCAACGGCATGGCGGCCGGCTTCCCTGGCGGCTCCGCCAGCTTCGGCGCCGGCAACCCGGTCTGCCTCTGGCTCGCGATCGGGCGCGCCGCGCACGATCAGGGCGACCGCGAGCGTGCGGACCGGGCCCTCGGCGAGGCCGAGGCGAGCCTGCGCCGCCAGCGGTCCGTGTCGCGCTATCTCGAGGGCGTGCCGCTGATCGGTCGGTTGTTCTAACTGGCACCCGCGGCGCGTCACCAATCGGCGCGCCGCGGGCACCTACCTCTCGCCGAGGAGAAGCCGCATGACCATAGGCGAGCTCCGCGACTTCGCCGCCGCCGTGCTGGCCGACCTCAAGACGCACGAGTTTCTCTGGGCCGCCGCCTTCCTCATCCTCTTCGTGGCGGTCGCGCCCAGCTTCGCCACCGTGGCGCGCGCCGTCCGGCGTCGGCGGCGCCGGTGACTCGAGGAGGAGCGGAGCCGGTGAGCATGAGCGACTGCCCCGCGTGCTGGGGATCGGCCAGTGGGTTTTGCCTCGCGCACCGGCCAGGGCTCGCGGCCCAACTCCACCGCGAGGCCGAAGCGCGTGAGGCGCGCAAGCTCGGGCAGCCCAATCTAGGCAGCGATCCTCCGGTGCCTCCGGTGCCAACGCCAGCCGACTTCGCGCGCGAAACCGAAGCCAGGCGCTACTGGCACGGCCCCTTCGAGGAGGTGCGCCGCGGCCTCGAGCGGCTGGAGGCCGCGCTTGCGGCGCTGCACTGGCTCGCGCTCGCGGACCGCGCCGAATGGGCAGAGCTCCTCGGGCGGTGCGAATCCATCCGGCGCGACGTCCGCTTCCTCGAGACGCGTAGCGGCGCTCGGGTCGCCGCCCAGGCCCAGAGCGGGGAAGCCCTCGGGCTCGAGGCCCTGGCCCGCGATCAGGCGAAACGGACGCCGTGCGTCTTCTGTGGGCGGCTCGCGCCCGCGCACCCCTTCACCTACTTCGAGAACGCCAACCCGGTGACGCTGCGGCCCATCACCTGTGAGGTGTACGCGGCGAGCCTACCACCGGCGTGAGCAACCTCCGGTTCGGCGACGTGCGCCCGTGGACGCCGGCGGAACGGGCGAGCATCCGCGAGGCCCTGGCCGTGCTCGAGGCCGGCGACCCGCTCACGGAGGAGCTCGCCCGCCGCGTCCACGTGGCGCTCCTCGCGGCGGCCGGCCAGGAGCGATTCGCCGAGGAGAGCTGGCGGCGCGCGCCCGCGAAGCGGGTGCTGGTGACCGCCGCGCACCTGGCCGAGATCGCCGAGGAGCTCGAGGAGCTTCTCGAGCTCGAGGAGGCCGGGACGTGAACCGGCCGCTCCGCCCCGGTCTGCTGCCTGGCATCGCCGGCGCCGAGGCCGTGTTCTCACCCTGCGGGAGCTACCGCTACCGTCTCGAGCGGCGCTGGGACCTCGAGCGGCCGCTGTGCGTGTGGATCATGCTCAACCCGAGCCTCGGCGACGCCTGGCGCATGGATCCGACGCTCTGGCGGGTCTACCACTTCTCGCAGGGCTACGGCGCCGGCGGCTTCCTCGTGGTGAATCTCTACGCCTACGTCTCGCCCTCACCGCACGACCTCGTGACGGTCGCGCGCGCCCACCTCGACCCAGAAGGGCCAGACAACCGGGAGCACCTCCGCTCGGCGCTGCTCCAGTGCACGGCGCCGGGCGTCCACGCCGTCGCCGCCTGGGGGAACGTCGCGCACGGTTCGCCGGCCGCCTCCGCCTTCTTGCGGCTCGCGGCGCTGCGCGGCGTGGAGCTCTCCTGCCTGGGCCTCACCCGGAGCGGCGCGCCGCGTCACCCGCTCCACGCGCCGCGCGCCTGCCCGCTCCTCGCCTACGCCCCAAGCCGCTCAAGTTCTGGCCCGGGGCGCCCGATAGGACCAGCATGAGCACGAACGACACCACGGACGACCTCAACGCCTACGCCGCCGGCCAGGTGCGCAAGCTGCACGACGCCCTCGCGGCGGCCGGCCATCCGGTCACGCCAGCCGAAGCCAAGGTGATCTGGCTGGCCGGCATGGCGGCGACCTGCGAGGTGCTCGAGCTCGACGGCACCCCCTTCGTCGAGACGGCGCGCCGCGTCGCGGCCGACCTCGGATGAACACAGGCCTCCTGCCGCGATACGACGACGGTACCGTCGTAGTGCGCCGGGCCCGCAAGGATTGGGTCTGCTGCGGCCGGCTGCATGGCCCCGACGGGCGCTACATGCGCGAGCCCAACGTCACGCCGGTGGGCACGTTCGGGACCCGGTGGGTCCGGTGCCTGGCCGCGCTTCCGAAGGGCTCGACCTACGTCGAGTGGCTCGGCGACTCCGCGCCCTACGAAGCCGGCGCCCGCTACTGCTTCCGCTGCGCCCAGGCCGAGGGCCTCCTCGAGACGGTCGAGGCGCGCGGGCGCCGGCTGGGCGAGGAGGCGCTGCGCGCCCTGGGCGAGACGCCGATCCGGGGCGTCTGCGCCCGCGTCCGACAAGGTTTTCAAGCGTGCTCGAGGGCGCCCGGGGAATCCATCCACCAGCTTTGCCGCGTCTGCCGGGCAACCGAGGCCGCGCGCGAGGAGGCCCGCCCGTGAAGCTCTGCATCGTGGACGACGCCGGAAACGTGCACGAGGTCACGGACCGTCTCGAGCTCTACCTCGACCCCTCGCCGCCCATCACCATGGTGATGTCTGCCGACCCGGACCACCCGGGCTGGGCGGACCAGCACGAGCTCGAGGAGCTCCTGGACGACATCAAGGCGACCGGGGCGTTCGCCCGCGAGCTCGCACCGAAGAAGGCGGCCGCCGAGTGAACGAGCAGCTCGCCTTCCACCCGCTCAAGCCCGCGAGCCGGTGCGGCGACTGCGCCCGGCCCGCCTACTACTGCGAGCTCTGCGGAGACTACTACCACGCGGACGGCGCCACGTGCTTCTTCGTCCGCGAGCCGCACCCTGGCGTGTCCGACCTCGAAGCGATCCTGCTCCACGAGGAGGCGGCGCGGCTCAGCCGCGAGCCCTGCGCGGCGGTGCGGGTCGAGGACGCGGCCGCCTGCGCCCTGGCCGTGAGCGCCGGGCTTGGCGTGGTGCTCGTGGCCGTTGGCGGCTGGGCAAAACCGACGCCGGCCGAGGTGCACACGGCCTACATCCTCGAGCACCGGAAGCGCCCGTGAGGCTCAAGTTCCCCACCTGGCCGGCCGAGAAGAGCGGCGAAAGGGGAACCAGATGAGCTACGACACGTGGAAGACTGCGGAGCCGGCGCTCGAGGAGCTCGGGGCCGCCTGCCCGGATACCTGCGGCGAGGTGGACCTGTGCGCCGCTTGCGCCGATGAGCTCGAGGCGTACGTCGCGCTCGTGGACCTCGCGACCCCGGAGCGCGAGGAGGAGCCGGATGTCGCGTTCTGACGCGCCCCCCAGGCGGGCGCTCTCGAAGGCCCAGGCCGGCCGCTGCGAGCACGCAAAGACGGACCGCTGCTGCTGCCGATGCGGCGGCGCCTTCCACGGCAAGGGCCGCGTCGCGGACGTGACCGAGCTCCCGGCCGAGGACCCGCACCACGCCCGCGAGCCGGCTTTCCGCCGAGGCCGGCCATTGGCGGAGCAGATCCGGCTCTTTGACGAGCCGGGGCGCCCGTGAAGCGCGTCACGCTCACGGCGCGCGCTAGGCGCTCAAGATCCTGACGGCCCGTGCCGACAGGTCGGGCATGAGCAAGACGCTGCGCACGGTCCGTGTGATCGACCTCACCCGCGACCCCATGACCGGCGAGAAGATCGCGCTGAGCCCCTCCGAGCTCGTGCCTTGCGTCTGCTGCGGGAAGGGCTGCGGCAAGCTCCACGAGCTCAACACGGGCCACCGCGTCGGTTCCGAGTGCGCGAGCCTCCTCGAGACGCTCTCCGCGCACGGCGGCGGCGCCGATTGGGCGCGCATCCTCCAGGCTTCCAAGAAGCAGATCGCCTTCTTCGCGGTCGTGACCGCGTGATGGCCAAGCGCCTCCGCCTCGAGTGGAGCCGCCACCTCGCAGTCTGGACGGCGCTAGCCGGAGAGCTCCGCTACTCCATCCGCCTCCTACCAGGGCCGCGGCGTGACCCTGCGCGTGGGCTGGGCCTCGTTTCCGCGCGCGCAGTCATGGCTCTGCGGCGGCTTCGCTCACGTGCGCCAGGCGAAGCGCGCGGCCGAGCTCATCGCGCGCGCGGCACGACCGGCTGAGGCCGCCGCCGACCTCGCCCGCGCCGCCTCGGCTACAGGCCCGGGAGCCGCGCCGTGGCGGCAGCGAGCCTAGCCTCGGCGATCTGGTGGTACCGGGCCTCACGCTCCACGCCCACGTAGCCGAAGCCCTCCGCGCGCGCCGCGAGGAGCGTGGTGCCGGAGCCCGCGAAGGGGTCGAGCACCACGCCCCCGGGCGGCGTGACGAGCCGGACGAGCCACCGCAGGAGCGCCAACGGCTTGACGGTCGGGTGGTCGTTGCCGCGCCCGCGCTCCGACCGGCTCGCCTTCGCGCAGTAGAAGAACCGCGCGGCGGTGCCGGCGCCGCCGTAGCTCACGTCGGGCCCGCGCCTGCGCGTGATCCCGTAGGAGCTCGGCGTGTACGTCAAGGCCGGGGTCTCGGGCAGGTTTCGCCGCACGGCGGTGCCGTCCGCGCTCTCGCCGAACGCCGCGAACGCCTCGAGCACCTCGGGGCCCCCGTCGTGCGCGACGTTCGCGGGCCAGCGGCCCGGCGGCGGCGGGCCTGCGCGGCAGCCGTCCACGTTGAGAGCGCCCGTGCCGTGCTCGAGGACGTTCGCCGCGACCGTGCCGGGGAACGGCTTGCGCGCCACCAGGATCGGCTCCCAGGCGGGCTTGAGCCCGGTGCCCCAGCCCTGCCACGCCTGCGCCTCGGCCGTCGCCGGGGCCGTGACCTGCGCCGCCTTCAGGCGCTCCTCGACCGTGTGCGAGGAGACGCCCGCGCCGAAGGCGGCGCCCTCGCCGCCCGGGTGGAGGTGGTAGCCTGGGCGGGCCAGCTTGTCGCCGATCACCGCGCGCGTGGCGCCCGCCGCCTTGTCGATCGCCTTCGACACGTCGAGGCTCTTGGGGAAGCCGGTGCCGTATAGCCAGAGCACCGTGTCGCGGAGCTCGAAGCCGGCGTCCTCGATCGCGCACGCGATCCGGTGGTGGGTCCGCGTGCCGCCGAACGCGAGCAGGTGCGCGCCCGGTTTGAGCGCCTCGAGCACGGCACGCCAGGTGGCCGGCTGAAACGAGACGCCGGCGGAATCCCAGCCTTGCCCCATGAAACCGAGCTCGTAGGGCGGGTCGGTCACGCAGCTATCGAGGCCGTGCAAGCCCGGGAGCGCCTCGAGACAGTCTGCCCGGAGGAGCTCCTCCCGCATGGGCGCCGACGCTACCCGCTCAGGCCGGGCGCCGCAGGTAGCCGTGGCCGAGCTCCGGGAGCTCGACTGAAACGGAGCCGTTGTGGCGCATCTCGAACCGCACGGTGATGCGGCCGCTCGAGGGGTCGAGCGCGGAGACGGTGCCCACGCGCCCCTCCTCGACGAGGCCGCTGAAATGGTTTTCGAGGGCGCGTGTCGCCGTGACTTGCGCGCCGAGCTCGAGCAAGAGGCCCATGGGTGTCTCCTCGGGTGGTGGCTCGCGCTCCTGGAGCGCGATAGTGGGTGCCCCGCGCTGGCGTGCCGGTGACGCTACGGCTGCTCGCGGCCGAGCACCCGGAGGCAGGCGCAGAGGAAGCGCCGGAGCCACCGCTCGGAGCGCGTCACGCCGCAAGCTCATCGCGCTCTTGGAGCGCGAGCTCGCCGGCCGCCGCGTGGAGGCCGACGGCGACCACCTCGCGGAGCCGCTCCGAGGGGATCGGCAGGGCGAAGCCCTCGAGCTCCACGCCGTAGCTCGGGCGGTAGTCGCGCTCGAGGCGGCCGACAGTGAAGCCGCCGTTCGTGGTGGTGACCGCGACCAGGGTGCCCTTGCGGATCATCGGTGCCCCTTTCGGGCCCGCGCTCCGGGAGCGCGGTGGTGGTGGAGGGATCGGCGACCGGGAGCCCTGCGCTTCTTCAACCTTCGGGGCCGACCTGCCCCTGCGTGCTCTGCTCTGCTTGCTCCCCTGGGCCGTGACGCGGTGCCGTTGCTAGCTTCCGCCGTCGCCGTTCCTGGCCACGTGCTACTGCAATCGCTGTGCCAGCCCTCGAGCGCGGTGGCGCGGCCGCGCCGCCCTCGAGTGCCGCGCCCGCGGCACTTTTCCCGCAAATTGTGTCACTTGCGTCGAAGCTGCCGGCGCGCGAACCGTCGAGACGCGCGGTGAGCGCACGCGGGCTTGGCACGCGGTTCGCAACGACCCTCGAGCATGAGCAACAAAGGGGAAGCGATGCGAGACAAGATGCCGGCGACCACGGCGGACAAGCTCTACGGCGAGCGCGCGGCGCAGATCCGGGCCGAGCTCGTGCAACTCCACAAGGCGCTCGACGGGCACGCCGCGCGCAAGGCCGCGCGCCCGGGCGACTACGGCTACGCGGGCGACCTCGGCCGCGCGCTCCAGTGCCTCCACGAGGCCGCGCACGCCCTCGGGCTCAAGGAGTAGGGCGGTGCGACACTCGAAGGCAGCAAAGCCGCCGAAGCGCCACTGGTGCCGGCGCTGCGCTTCGCCGCACTGCCCGGGGCACTGCGCGGGCTGCGGCTGGCGCCTCGACGTCTCGGCGCCGGGCTGCCCCACCGTTCATGAGGCGCCGCCCCTCAAGTTCTCCTCCGACCCTGCCGATAGGTAGAGCATGAGCGCGACGCGAACCGAAACCGAAAAGGGGGCCACCGTGAGCCGCTACACCTACCGGATCTCCTACCTCAAGCAGGGCGCGGGCCTCCTGGCCGGCCTCGAGCTCGAGGCGGCCTTCAACACGACGGCGGATGCCGTCGCCCTCCAGATCGCCTCGCTCGAGGCGGACGCCCGGGTGAGCCGGGTGCGCGTCGCGGCGCTCGCCTCGTGACGGCGCGGCGCCGGGGCCCGGCCTACGACGTGGTGTACTACTGGCGCGGCGGCGCCAAGCGCGGCACCTGGCACGCGCTCGAGCCCCACGAGGGCTGCGCTACGCCCGAAGAGCTCGGCGCGAAGCGCGTCGAGGTGGAGCGGATGGGCTACGTGGCGGTGCTAGGGCGCACCTCGATTGGACCGCCCGAGGGCCCGCCCTCGGCCGAGTGGCTGGCGTCCGTGGCGCGCCGATGAGCCGCAAGCAGGTGATGGTGCGCGCCGCGCGGTACGGCGCGACGGTCGAGGAGAGCCGCGGGATGATCTACGTGGACGCGCCCGCGCGGCAGGTTTGGGAAGCCAACGGCTGCCACGTGCTCGCGGCCGCCTACGAAGAGGGCGAAAAGCAGCACGCCTGGCGCGACCTCCTCGAGCGCATGGACTACGGGCTCGAGCCCTGCCAGGACGCGGAGTGCGACACGTGCGGGCCTCTCGAGGCACTCAAGTCTGGGCCCAGCCGTGCCGAGAAGAGCGGCTGAAAGGGGACCAAATGGAAACGATGGGGACGATTCGACTCTTCGAGAACGCGACGGAAGCGCAGGCGCACGACCGGGGCTTCAAGGCCGCCTGGCACTGCACGCTGACCCGGAAGGCCGCCTACGGCGACGAGGCCGACCTGCCGCAGGGTCTCGACCACGCCTGGCGCGAGGTGAGCGACCGCGAGCTCGCGCAGGAGGTCGAGGTGGATGCGCTCCACGCGGACTTCCGCCTCGTGGCCGACCCGGCCGATTGGAAGGCGCCAATCTCCAGCGTGATCGCGGTGCCGGAGCTCGAGCAGGAACCCGAATCCGTGGATGCCTTCAAGACGCGCCTGGCCCGGGCCATCGTCTACTTCACGGCTAGCAATGCCCGCTTCACCACCCTGGTGGGGCTCTCCGGCGTCTCGCTTCGCGTCGAGGCGGACGGCTACCGGGGCGGCCCGGTGGGGGATCGGTGATGACCCCCGACGAGCACCGGCAGCACATCGCGCGCGCCGTCTTCCTGGCGCTCGAGGCGGCGCCCGTCGAGGTGCGGGACGCTCTCGGCGACGAGCTCGCCTCCTACGCACGGGCGTACCCAGACGCCTGGTTGGGCGCTTTCAGCCGTGCGCGCGTCGGCCTCCTCGCGGCGCTGCTGCTGGCCGTGGTACACGGCGCCGGCTGCCATGGGCCGACCTGCCACACCTCAGGCGGGCGGATGCCTTGCGAACACGAAACGCGCCTCCGGGCGCCCGGGAGGACCTGATGGCCACGCTCTACCAATTCGCGGGCTTCACCGGCCGCCGCAGGGGCGGCTCCGCGACGCCGCCCGTGCACTTCGAGGCCGATGGCACCACCGGCTTGCCGGTGCTCACGATCCGGCTCACGTCGCGCCAGGTGGTGCGCCTGACCGGCAAGCCGGCCGACTTCCGGCGGCTGGCCGAGGAGCTCCTCGCCGCCGTGACAAAGGCCGAGTGGGTGGCGCTCCCGGAGCCCTCGGCGAACAAGGCCGTTCCCCATGGAACGCCCCATGGGGAGAAGGCCGATGCCGACCCGGTGGTCCCGTGAGCGCCGCCGTCAAGATGCTGCGCGAGCTCGCGGCGCTCCGCTTCCAGCACGCCCTCGACCGGGCCGGGCGCGGGCAGGATGCCAACGCCGGGCTCGAGGCGGCGCTGCTCGAGGTGGCCGGCTCGATCTGCGCGGTGGGCGCGGAGCTCGTGGTGGCCCTCGAGCGCCAGGCGCCCGCAGGCGGCACGAACGAGGCCGCCATTGGCTCAGGGCTCGAGGTGGACCCTCAGAGCGCGGCCGCCGCCTTCCACGCCTTCGCCCGGGCCGTCGCGCGCCTCGAGCGTCCCGTCTTGTTCCCGTGAGCGACCGCATGCGGCCCTACGAGCATCGGTTCGGCGCCACCGGGGAGCCGGGCACGTGCCGGTGGTGCGGCCGGGTGCTCCGGTTCAAAGCGCACATGTTCGACTGGCCGGCCGGGCAGCCGGAGCCGGTGCTCCCGGAGGGCGCCCGGGTGACGCGCCGCCGGGTCCCAGGGCGGTTCCTACACGGCTCCGTCGACTACGTGCTCGAGGGCCAGCCCGGTGGCGACTACCGCGACGGGCACTTCTGCGGCCTCCGCTGCGGCTACGCCTTCGCGGTGCGGCTCGCGGACCTCGGCGCCCGCCTCACGACCTCCGGCGGCTCCGTCACCACACGGGCCGAGCGGAGCACTCCTTGAACGCAGGCCGCCAGGTCTGCCGCCCGACCCCTCGGGGCGTCTTCCCCTTTCGCCCCGGGGGGTCAAACTTTCCTGCGCGACTCGCCGCCTGGAGCGCGAGCCCTCAAGTACCGCCGCCTACCTGCCGAGAAGGAGGTCATGAGCAAGGGGGCAACGATGGGCCAGGCGAACGGGATCGAGCTCGGGACGCCGAGGGTCGAGGAGCACACCGTCTACGGGCGGCCGGTGGAGCCGGCCGAGTACCGGGTGAGCGTGGCGGCGCGGGCAACCAGCGCGGACATCCGGGGCTGCCGGAGCGTCAAGGGCCTGGTGTGGCGGCCGGTGATGGCGTGGACGACGGACCGCGCGGCGGCCGTGCGCGAGGCGGCTGCTCGCCTGGCGGCCCTGGCGGCGCGGACCGGCGCGGCGGCCGAGGCGCAGGCGACGGCGCGCGAGGAGGGCGGCGCCGATGCCTCCTAGCGGGAGGGCCCAGCAGCTCGCTCGGCTGCGCGCCCAGGTGGCCGAGGCCCTCGAACGCGCGATGGTCGGCTGCTACGAGGCCCAGGCCGTCTCGCCAAGCGGGCCCGAGATGGTGATGTGGAACGAGATGGCGGCGCGCCTCAGGTCGGACCTCGACCGGGTGCTCGCGCTCTAAACCTCCCGAGGAGATCCCACCATGCGATCCGCGTTCCTGGCCCTGGCGCTAGCAGTGCTCGCCGGTTGTGTCTCAACCACTGGTCCCACGAAGCTGCCGCACGGTTGCGCGCCGGGGACGCCCTACCTCGCGTGCACGAAGGCGCACGATGACGGGCAGCGCGCGCTCCGGGACCTCCGGCGCCTGCGGATCGCCTCCGAGGAGAACGCCCACGAGCTCCGGGAGATCCGCAAGGGCCTCGACGCCGACCGCCAGGAGCGGAAGGCCGGCTGGCGGTTCCGGTGAGCTCGCGCTTCGGAAGCGGCTCCTGCGCCGTTTGTGGCGGTGCCGGCTCGCGACCGTGGTGGCTCGAGTGGCTCCCGGACGTGATGACGGAGCACACGGCGACGCGCTACGCCGAGCTCTACGGCGTGGACGTGCACGCGATCCTGGCCCATTTCCAGAGGCCCGCGCTCGAGGCGGCTCTCGAGGTGGGCGCGGGCGAGGCGACCCTGGCCGAGCTCATGGTGGCCGCTCGGGCGCAGGGCTGGCTCCACGTGCGGTGGGCGCTCGAAGCCCGCGCCGGGCGGCCCATGCCGGTGCTCGAAGCGCTCTGCGACCCCTGCGCGGCCTGGGCCGGCGGCGAGGGCCTCGCGGTGTCGGCCGAGCTCAAGTAGCGGCCAAGGCTGCCGATAGGTAGGCCATGGCCCCGGAGCGGGGCAAAGGAGACAAGATGGTGCGCGCGGCTTTCATCCTCGGCTTCGCAGGTGCGGCGATGTGGATGCTCTGGAGCGCCGCCACGGCGGCGGGCCTGTAGGCCCTGGCCGTGACGACCACGCTCCCGCTCTACGTCGAGGACCCGGCGGACGGCTGCGAGCTCGAGCTCCTCGCGGAGCTCGAGCTCAAGGCCGACGCCGCGAGCGGCGGCGTGGAGATCCGCGAGCTGCTCGGCTTCCTCGCGCCCGCCGGCGAGCTCTTCGGCTGGTACACCCTGGCGGACTTTGGGCCGCACGCGGAGCGCGTCGAGGCCGCCACCCGCGTCGCCTTCGAGCTCGAATACTGGCGACTCCGGGCGGAGTTTCACGAGGACGCGGCCGACCTCGCGATGGACCCCGGATGGTAACCGTGGCCCACGATTCGCCCCCGGAGTGCGAGCTGCGCCGCCGCGCGGAAGAGGTGGCGATCTCGGACGCTCTGACCCGCCTGGTGCGCGCGCTCGAGGCTGGCCGGACGCCTGACGCCGAGCTCGCGGCCGTCTGCCGGCTGACCGGACTCTCGCTCGCGGACGCGGCCGACGAGGGGGCCCGCCTCCGCGCCACGCGCGCGCCCAGGAGGTGGGGGGGCCGGGCC